ATGGGGCAACTTGCAGTCGGGCAGGTTGTGATGAATCGGGTGTACGATGACCGATTTCCAGACAACGTATGCGATGTCGTCCAGCAAGGAAAGCACTACAATGGACATCCTGTTAGAAACCGATGCCAATTCAGTTGGTATTGCGATGGACTGTCTGATACGCCACGCAATAAGAAAGCTTTTGTAAAGTCGCAGGAGAACGCACAGATTGTGTTGAACGGCTGGTTCGGCACGTTCATGGACGGGGCTACACACTACCACGCTGACTATGTAATGCCTAGTTGGTCGAAGACACACACAAGGATTGTCAAGGTTGACAGCCACATTTTCTACAGGTGGGACTAATGGATAAGAACTTATGGGATGGTGATAAGAAACAACTCTTCAGAGAATTGTATCACCAGTATATTGACGAGGGATACAATCAGAAGGAAGCCAAGAAGATGGCACGAGAAGAGGCAGACGAAATGTACACAGAAAATGTTGACTTTGCCTTCAGTATTTCGGAGCAAGAATTTGACCAGTAAAAAAATATTACTTGACCCAGAACAGAGAAGCTGGTACTATGATGGTTTCGGTGTCAAGAGAGACAAAGAAACAGACGAGGTTATAAATGAAGTCAAAGACAGAAATGAGAAAGCTACGGAAGAGGGCAATCAAACTACAGAACAACAGCAATCGAAAGATTAGTTTTTCAGAGGCTATGAGAGAGGTATCCAAAAATGTATCAAATGATGTATAGAAGCGTAGGCATGGCACCATCACACATGGATATGTGTAAGACAGAGGCCGCAAAGGAAGAGTTCCTAAAGCATCGTGAGCTTCTTGCTCACGGCATGGACTTTTATACAAAGCGAGAGGGTGACACACTTATTCTTTACACAAACAAAGAAGAGTTTGGGAGATACTATGTCAACAAGTCACAAAACTGACTCAAGAGAAACGCACCGTGGAGAGTGTAGTTCCTGCGGTTCATCAGATGGTAACGTCCACTATGATGACGGACATGCCTATTGTTATGTCTGTTCATCCTATACACCCGCAAACAGGAGAGACAACGTGGTTACACCTATACCAACAGCACAGAGTAAGAGTATGACAACTTTATCAAGAGGACAGTTTAGTCCAATTTCTGACCGTGGCATCAGCATGGAAGCCGCCAGAGCCTATGGCATTACCGTTACAGACGGTAAGCATATCTATCCATACTATGATAGTGATGGCAATCATATCGCTAACAAGGTACGACACACAGCCACCAAAGACTTTCACGCCGAAGGCAGACTGTCTCAGGCTACGCTCTTTGGTCAGCAGTTATTCTCACAGGCTGGGAAGTTTATCACCATCTGTGAGGGCGAGTTGGATGCGGTGTCTGCCTATCAGATGATGGGTAGCAAGTGGCCTGTTGTTTCTATACGCAATGGCGCACAGGCCGCAGTCAAAGAAATCAAGGAACAGTTTGAGTATCTCAATAAGTATGACCAGATTGTTATCTGCTTTGACAATGACGAACCAGGCCATGCCGCCGCCACAGCAGTGGCTCAAATCTTTGAGCCAAACAAGTGTAAGGTCGTACACCTCAAAGCAAAGGACGCCAATGAGTATCTCAAAGCAGGCAAGACCGAAGACTTTATGAAGCGTTGGTGGGAAGCCAAGACGTTTACCCCTGCAGGTATCGTCAACCTCAAAGACTTTGATGGCCTGTATGATGACGAGAAACAGGAAAGCGTACCCTATCCATACGAGGGTATGAATGAGTTGCTCTATGGTATGCGTACTGGTGAGCTTATCACGTTCACAGCAGGCACAGGTGCAGGCAAGTCCAGCATCATGCGTGAGCTTGAGCATCACCTACTAAATAATACCAAACACAATATTGGCATCATCAGCCTTGAGGAAAATGTCAAGCAGACTATCTTCCACCTGATGTCTGTCGAGGCAAGCAAACGGCTCTACATCAAGGAGATACGTGACACTGTAGACGAGAAACAGTTACGCATGTATGAGGCCGCAACGGTGGGCAGTGGACGCATCTTTGCCTTTGACCACTTCGGTTCGATACAGACTGACGAGATACTGTCCCGTGTTAGGTACATGGTCAAGGCACTTGACTGTAAGTATATTATCATTGACCACTTGAGTATCCTAGTATCAGGCCTTGAGGGTGAGGACGAACGCAGGAACATTGACAAGATGATGACCCAGCTACGCTCACTGGTCGAGGAGACACAGTGTTGTATGCTTCTGGTATCACACTTGCGGCGTGCATCAGGTGACAAGGGACAGGAGCAGGGTATACAGATTAGTCTGTCCATGCTACGTGGCTCGCACAGCATCGCACAAATCAGTGACGCAGTGATTGCTATGGAGCGTGACCAGCAGGCATCCGACTCTGTGGTTGCCAACACCACGACCATACGTGTTCTCAAGAACCGCTATGCAGGTGAGACAGGCATTGCTACCTATCTTCTGTATGACCCCGACACAGGCCGCATGCAGGAAATCAACGACCCCAACCAAGAGGATGTAGACACAGTGGACATTGAGGAGTATCTGTAATGGATTTTGAACAAAGAGCAAAATGTATAGAATGTGGTTGGGTAGGTTTAGAGATTGACCTTGTGCTTAAAGATGTGGAACATGAACCAAAATTGTCGCAGGAACAAGGAGATATTTTAAAGGAAGCGTTAATGTTTATAGAAGAAACAGACAAGAAGTTAGGAGGGGGATGGGGTCTTAGACTTCATAGGTATAGCTCTGAAGTTACGTTGGACTTAATAGAAAAACAACTTCTACCTACTATCTTTCCAGAAGAACACTGCCCTAACTGCAATGAAATAGGAAGCATAGTAGACCCAGACCAAGACCCACATCTAGGATGTTTTTCATACCCAAACTGTGACCTTGCACCTACGGGATGTCGTCTTGTTATGGGAGATGATGTAGAAGAATTTGGACATAGGGATTAAAGGAGATTAAACCATGAAACTTAAACCAATACAAGGCGCAGTGAACATTCCGTTCAGCCGCCAGCGTTACGAGACATCTGACGCACCAGCAAAAGACATTGTGATTGCCTACCTCAAGCGTAACGGTCACGAGATTCTTGACAGCAAAGAAGATTTTTCTGTTGACATCAAGTCAAAGAAAGGCGATAATATATACTTCAGCGAGGTTGAAATCAAGTACGGCTGGAAGGGTGACTGGAACCCTGACTGGAAAGAGATACGCATACCGTATCGCAAACACAAGCTGATTAACAAGGTGGCTGATGCCGATGGCTTCTTCAACTTCTACATCCTACGTGCTGACCGCAAAGCGGCGTGGCGTATCAAGGACAACGTGGTTGCAGAGTCAGATGTGCGTGAGGCACGAGGACGTAACATTGTGAAGGGCGAACACTTCTTTCACATCCCATACGAGAAAGCAGAGTTGATTAAGTTTGACTAGGTTACTAAAAGTTTGTAAGGTCTGCGGTAAAGAAAAGGATATACGAAAGTTTATAACTGATACCCGCTTTCCTACTGGACGAGGAAGCAACTGCTTTTCTTGTCACAAAAAACTAAACAAACGAGAGAAGAGAGATTATTGGAAGTGAAACGAATAGTAGTTGACATAGAAACAGACAGCCTTGACGCAACGACCATACACTGTGTCGTAATCAAAGAGGGTGATAAGATTTATACCTACACCCCTGCCAACCTGTCCGACTGTGTTGCACACATCGAAGCCGCAGATATTATTATCATGCATAATGGCGTGTCTTTTGATGCCCCTGTACTCAAGCGTATTCTAAATGTAAACATACCCTTGAGCAAGATACGGGACACACTGATACTGTCGCAGATGGTAAACCCAATCCGTGATGGTGGACACTCTCTTGAGGCATGGGGTAATTCACTAGGTTATCCCAAGATAGAGTATCAGGACTTCACATGCTTTAGTGAAAACATGCTTAAGTATTGTGTGCGTGATGTTGAGATAACCGACAAGGTTTACAAAGAGCTTGTCCCACATCTCAAAATATTTAGTCCACGCTCAATAAGACTTGAACATCAGATACGTGCAGTCATAGACCAGCAGGAAAGAAATGGCTTTCAGCTTAATGTAAAAGAGGCTATGCTTCTAATGGGAAGATTATCAGACGAGGCCGAAGGCATCAAGGCTGACCTGCAGAAGAAGTTCCCACCGATTACAGAGGTGCGCTACTCAGACAAAACAGGCAAGCGTCTGAAGGACAAGGTTACTGTGTTTAATCCTGCATCACGTAAGCAGATTGCAGAGCGTCTGTCAGCCTTGGGCTGGGAACCACATGCATATACTGATAAGGGTCAGGCCATTGTGTCTGAAGAGGTATTAGAAACGGTAGACATACCAGAGGCACGCCTTGTTGCACGATACCTACTACTAGAGAAACGTGTGTCGCAAATCAAGTCGTGGGTTGAGGCGGCAGATGACGAGGGGAAAGTACACGGCAGAGTGTTAACCCTGCGAACTATCACTGGAAGAATGGCACATACGTCACCCAACATGGCGCAGATTCCTGCAGTGTATTCGCCCTACGGAAAGGAGTGTAGAGATGTATGGACTACCAGTAGCGATGGCTACGTACTTCTTGGCTGTGATGCTTCTAGTCTAGAACTTAGATGTCTAGCTCACTACATGAACGATGCCGACTTCACTAAGGAAGTTGTTGATGGTGACGTTCACACAGCTAACCAGCGTGCGGCTGGTCTGCCTACACGGGACAATGCAAAGACATTTATCTATGCATTCCTATACGGCGCAGGACCCGCAAAGATAGGCAAGATTGTAAACGGCTCATCCAAGGATGGCAAGAAGTTGATAGATACATTCTTGACAAACATGCCAGCATTGAAGGTGTTGAGAAACAAGGTTTCTAAACTAGCAACACGGGGATATCTGGTTGGTGTTGATGGGCGTATCCTACAGATACGTTCAGAGCATGCGGCACTTAACACCCTACTACAGGGTGCAGGTGCAATCATCTGCAAGGAATGGCTTAAGTACATTATCCTGCAGGCAACAAAGCGCAACCTAGACTATAAGCTTGTCGCAAGTATACATGATGAGTACCAGTTCGAGGTTCGCAAAGACCACGCTGAAGAGTTTGGCGAGGTCACAAAGAAAGCAATGAAACTTACAGAGGATTCTCTGCATGTTCGTTGCCCTCTCGACAGTGAATACAAGGTCGGGAAAACGTGGGCAGAAACCCACTAGAAAAAAAGTGTTGACATTTAACTCTAGATGTGGCACTATATGGTTGTAGTAATACTGCTATAACATGACAACAAAACGGAGATAAAATTAGATGACTGTTATTACAGGTAAAGCGTACTGGGCGCACGTTCAAGCACCCAACACAACTTACGAACCAGAGTGGAGCATTGACATTGCTGTTGATGATAACAATCGTGCGGCTATTGAGGCTGATAACTTGGATATCAAAAATAAAGGCGATGAGCGTGGCGACTTTGTACACATTCGCCAGCGTGTTAAACGCCGTGACGGTACAACCAATGATGCACCTGCAGTTGTGGATGCTCAAAAGAATGCTACCGAAAAGCTGATTGGTAATGGTAGCACAGTGAACGTACTATACAGCCCATTCGAGTGGGAGATGAACGGCAAGTCTGGCACTTCTGCCATCCTTAAAAAGGTACAAGTCGTTGACCTTGTATCCTATGGTGAGGACTTGGAAGTCGTAGATGGATTTGTAGACGGGCAGTCGCCTACCTCTATGCATGATGACGAGGTTCCTTTCTAGGGTAACTTAAACTACAAACGGGGGAAGCACTTCTTAGTTGGCTTCTGACGATAGCTACGAGGGCTGGGGCGGCTATCACATTATGGAGATTAAAATGGAAACAAACTTACCCGAATACCTTGTCATACTATGCTTTGGTTTCGCAGGATTTATTATAGGTTGGGCAATGCCACGAGGTAGACATCTCAAAGCACTTCAGTTGCGTGTCCTCAAATCACTGCACAACTTCTTTGCAGATGAAGAGGAGTACATTGCACACAAGGCACAACGCATTCGCAAAACTATAAAAAGAAAATCTAGGACACATAGCTCAACTGGATAGAGCAGCAGACTTCTAATCTGCAGGTTGCAGGTTCGAGTCCTGCTGTGTTCGCCAACCGAAAGGATAGACATGACTAAAACTATCGACACTCTAATACAAGATATATACGAGACCCTTGAGAAGGGTGTCGATGTAAATCGAGCGAGTGTGCAGGAATCACTGGACAAGTTTGCCAGAGATGCACGTTCAGCCGTAGCTACGATACTCCAAGAGGGAGAGCGTACAGGTGCTACCCGCCTACGTCTTTCTCAAATCGGCAAGCCAGACCGTCAAATCTGGTATGGACTTCGTGGCAAAGAGGGGGAGCCTCTGGATGGACAGACCCGTATTAAGTTTCTTATGGGTCATCTACTAGAGGCTCTCCTAATCTCTCTCACTGAGGTGTCAGGACACACGGTAGAGGGTGAACAGGACGAGGTAGAAGTAGAAGGGATTGTAGGCCATCAAGACTGTATTATTGACGATACGCTTGTAGATATTAAGTCAGCCTCATCCTTTGCCTTCAAGAAATTTAAAGAGAACAGACTCAGCGATGACGACCCCTTTGGTTACATAGCACAGATTAGTGCCTATGCGACAAAGAACAATCGCAAGAATGCCGCCTTCTTTGCAATCGACAAAAACTCAGGTGAGCTTACGCTTTGCAAAGTAGACGACTTAGAAATGATTGATGCTCCCTCACGAGTACGTCATCTAAAACAGGTAGCAGAAGTAGACACACCACCCTCACGGTGCTACTCCGATACAGCAGACGGTACTTCTGGTAATCGTAAGCTGGCAGTCGGGTGTGTCTTCTGTCCCTACAAACACACATGTTGGTCGGACGCAAATGACGGGAGAGGTCTCCGTGCATTTAAGTATTCAAATGGTGTACGGTATCTGACACAAGTATCTAAAACCCCTAACGTGGAAGAACTCTCTATCAATGAAAAGGAAAAAATATAAACATCAATACAAGTCCAACTCAGAGTTAACCGCCTCACAGCTTCTCGAAAAAGCAGGTATAGAATTTGAATACGAGACAATGAAGTTGTCTTATGAGTGGCGTGAAGACAAAACATATACACCAGACTTTATACTGTCTAACGAAGTTATACTAGAAGTAAAGGGTAGGTTTATGATAGAGGATAGAAAGAAACACCTCTTCATAAAGTCCACATATCCCGACCTAGATATACGCTTTGTCTTTGATAACCCGTACCGTAAGCTGTACAAGGGCGGCAAGATGACCTATGCAGACTGGTGTAATAAGCATGGTTATAAGTTTTGTAAATTAGGAGAGGGCATTCCAAAAGAATGGCTTGACAGTAAAGATGGAAAGTAGTAATATATCCATCATACTGGATGAGTTCCGACCAGGTGAGTCCTCACCAGAACGAACATTATTTTTATGTGTACTATTACAGGCACTCCTAGATGCAACAAAGAAACCATATGAAGGAGAGCCAGCAGAGGTACGAGTGGAAAGAGACAGAGCAACCGCATGGTTCTTCGCATCTGTAGGCGTAACAGCCAGAGACTTTGAAGAGGTATGTAGCCATGCAGGTGTAGACCCAGATTACATGAGAGAATTTGCATACAAGGTATTAAAATCAGGAGAAGTAGAATATGTCAGAAAAAGAATTAATGCAGTCCTTGGACACTAGGTTCAAGCATTTTGAACAGCCAGATGTCGTAAACAGCCCAACGCACTACAACTTCAAGGGAATTGAAGCCATTGACGCTATTGAGGCCAGCATGACAGCCGAAGAATTTACAGGATATTTGAAGGGCAACTGCATGAAATACTTGTGGCGATACAAGTACAAGGGCAAGCCTGTGGAAGACCTAAAAAAATGTCAGTGGTATCTCAATAAACTTATTGCATCTGTAGAGAACCTGTAGTATAATCCAAACTCTTGGACTTTTGAAATGAACGTAACATATATAGACCACATGGGCAGCGACCTAACGGTTGTCAATGCCGCAAGAGTTTCCTTTAACAAGGAATCCGAAACCATAGACGATAAGGATATTAAACTTATTAACTATCTGGCGAAACACAAACACTGGTCGCCGTTTTCACATTGCTTTATCCAGTTCAGGATTGAGGCTCCCATCTTTGTTGCTAGACAACTTGTAAAACATCAGGTTGGACTGGCTTGGAATGAGGTTAGTCGTAGATATGTAGACGACATGCCACGCTTCTATACACCTACTGAATGGCGTACAAAAGCAGACAATGTAAAGCAGGGAAGCTCTGACGAAACTATCGACTACTATATCGGTTCTTACACACGGTCAGCTATTGCAGAATATGACCGTATGTTGAGTCTTGGTATTGCACCAGAGATGGCACGTATGGTTCTGCCCCAGAACATGTACACAGAATGGTACTGGTCTGGTTCTCTCTATGCCTTCTCTCGTGTTGTTAATCAGCGTGTAGAAGATACAGCACAGAAAGAAACAAAGCATATTGCCAAGATGATTAGCGACGAATGTTCCTTCAAGTTTCCACACAGTTGGGAAGCATTGACAGGATATAGTTTTAAGAAGCCTGAAACATTTAATTTAGAACAGGCTTATGATGAAGTACAAAAACACAGCAAGAGAGGAAAGACAGAGAATGATTAGTAATACTCTACCCACCGACTACCAAACATTTATTGCGACATCAAGGTACGCACGATGGCTTGAAGACGAAGGCCGCAGAGAGACATGGCCTGAAACAGTAAACAGGTTTATGGAAAACATTGTGCGCCCACACCTTGATGACAATAAGATGTATACCAAGATAGAAGAAGCAATCCTGACGCTTCAGGTTATGCCTTCTATGCGTGCCTTGATGACCGCAGGACAGGCGGCTGACCGTGACAACACATGTGTGTACAACTGTAGCTACCTACCTGTAGACCACCCCCGTGCCTTTGACGAGGCTATGTTTATCCTTCTGTGCGGCACAGGCGTTGGGTTTAGTGTTGAGCGTCAGGCAATACAAAAACTACCCACCATTCCTAACGAACTGACAGAGAATGGTGACACAATCGTTGTTGCTGACAGTAAAGAGGGGTGGGCAAAAGGACTACGCAAGCTTATTAGTTTGCTATACGTTGGCGACATCCCTAAGTGGGACTTGTCAAAGATTAGACCTGCAGGCGCACGCCTCAAGACATTTGGTGGGCGTGCCTCTGGTCCAGAGCCTCTTAATGACTTATTTAATTTTGTTGTTTCAAAGTTTAAGGAAGCCGCAGGCCGCCAGCTAAATAGTATTGAATGCCACGACATCATGTGTAAGATTAGTGAGGTTGTGGTTGTCGGTGGTGTACGCCGCAGTGCAATGATTAGCCTGTCCAATCTATCCGATGACCGCATGCGTCATGCCAAGTCGGGACAGTGGTGGGAGAACGAGGGTCAACGTGCGTTGGCTAATAACTCTGTTGCCTATACTGAGAAGCCTGCTATGGAAACCTTCATGCGTGAGTGGCTTGCACTAGTTGAGTCCAAGTCTGGTGAGCGTGGTATCTTCAGTCGTGATGCGGCAGACAAACATGTAGAGCGTAATGGTCGCCGCAAGACAGGAATGGCATGGGGTACAAATCCATGTAGTGAAATTATTCTACGGCCTTATCAGTTCTGTAATCTGACAGAGGTTGTGGTACGTCCTACGGACACAGAGAAGACGCTCACAGAGAAAGTTAAACTGGCTACCATACTAGGAACAATTCAATCTATGTACACACACATGCCATATCTGCGTCCTGTGTGGAGAAAGAATACGGAAGAGGAAAGGCTGTTGGGTGTAAGCCTAACAGGTATTATGGATAATGAAATTACGAACAAACCATCTGGAAAATTTCTTACGAAGTTGCGTGACACAGCTATACAGACAAACAACGATTTTGCACAGCAACTTGGAATTAGTGCATCTGCGGCCATCACATGTGTCAAGCCTTCGGGTACTGTATCGCAGCTTGTTGATAGTGCCTCTGGCATTCACGCTCGTCATAGTGCGTACTATATTAGGACTGTACGGGGTGATAACAAAGACCCGCTGACACAGTTTATGAAAGACTCAGGAATCCCTGCAGAGCCTTGTGTTATGAAGCCAGACAGCACTACGGTGTTCAGCTTCCCTGTAGCTTCCCCTGATGGTGCAGTGACCCGCAACGACATGTCTGCGATTGAGCAGCTTGAGTTATGGAAGACCTACGCCTTGGACTGGTGTGAACACAAACCATCTGTAACCATTACGGTTCGTGATAGCGAGTGGCTCAAGGTTGGTGCATGGGTATACGATAACTTTGATATCTGCTCTGGCGTATCCTTCCTGCCCCACAGTGACCACACCTATGCACAGGCTCCATATCAAGACTGTGACGAGACAACCTACAAAAAGGCTCTCAAACAAACTCCTAAGTCAATTGACTGGACTAAACTGTCTGAGTATGAGAAGGAGGACAACACAGCAGGAATGCAAACACTGGCTTGTTCTGGTGATTCCTGTGAGGTCGTTGACCTAACGGCGGCGTGATGACTGAGAAGATTGAAATATACGGACAAAAATACTGTAGCTTTTGTGACAAGGCTAGGTCTTTGTGTGAAGATAGAGGACTACCCTACACTTACTACGAAATAGGGGTTGATGTAGACGTTAAAGAGTTTGCACGACTCTTTCCCCACAAACGAACAGTACCACAAATTATGATTAATGGCTCTTATCTTGGTGGGTTTTCAGAACTCAATGCAGAGCTAACACTTACAGGAGATTAGAATGTTAGAGGCAATTATTAAAAAGCTAGAGGGTGAAATCGCTATGGCAGAGGCAAACATAGATGTTTACCTAAAGAATCCTGCAGGTATTGGAGAACATCCAGACATTGCAGAGGCCATCGAAAGCCAGTTAGAAAAGATTGCAGCTGCTGATGAAAAGATACAGGTAGTAAAAAAATACTTCTTGACTTTATAAATATAATTTTGTATAATTGTATTGACGGTGGGAAGTACCTGCTCTCTCACATGGTTCCTCTCTCCCTTCCCACCGTCACTTATAGGAGAAGATATGTCACATTTAATTTGTAATATGCACAACCAAAAGGTATATGTTAGAAAAGAATACCTGTATGATTTAGAAAAAGGACATGGGGAGTTTGTTGAGGGGCATTGGGTAACAGCTAAATCAATTCCTGGTCGTGCCTTTTATTTTGAAACATATCTGCCTGAGTATGGTGCGCTGTATGACAAGCTTCCCATATCTGCATTTGTCTCAGAACCAAAAACACCTGACCCTGATTTAGGTTTATCGAACCTGCAGTTTTGGAACTGCATGGACTATGGTGTTACTTCCATTTACAAACAATTTATTGGAAGCATGGACTTTGAGGTATTTACTAGGGATGAACAAACTATACACGGTACATATATCTGCACCCTAGATAACTATCATGTCTCTGCAGACGAGATTGACTATAGCACTTCTGAAGTGCCAGAAGAACATAAATCATTTAACCTGTTAGAACTAGATAACGGGCAGTACTGTCTTTACCCAAATAACCGTATGCGTGTCTACGATAATTCTTTGACTCCACGTACACCGAAACAGCCTGACTTTAAAGTGTCAACTGAGTACTATCAGGTTGAGAATGGATACACGTATAGACTGGGCGACACTGACGAATATTTCTGGAAGCAAGCAGATGCACAAGATTAAACCAGTTATCTATGTTGGATATGATTTAAGAGACCACAGAGCCTACGAGGTTCTGGTACACTCTATTAAAAAGTATAATGACAAATATAATATTATTCCTCTTATGGAGCCTACTCTACGCCGCATTGGTTTGTACCGCCGTAGCTATCGTGTATACCCCCATGATACAAAGCAACGATATGACCAGTTCGATGGGAAACCTTTTAGCACTGACTTTACATTTACTAGGTTTCTTGTTCCTGCCCTAAATCAATATCAGGGATGGGCTTTATTTATGGATGCCGACATGCTGGTACGTGCAGACATTGATGGAATATTCAAAGTATATAATGATGAAACCTATGCAGCATATTGTGTCAAACACAAGTATTCCCCACCTGAAGGAACAAAGCTGGACGGTGTAGCACAGACACGTTATCACAGAAAGAACTGGTCTAGCTTTGTCTTGTTTAATTGTAGTCACCCAAGTAATCTTGAGCTTACTGTGGATGCAGTCAACCTGAAGACAGGCTCTTGGTTGCATTCATTTAGCTGGCTTCTAGATGACGAGATTGGTTCTATCCATCAAGAATGGAATTGGCTAGACGGACACTCTGACCCTAATATAGAGGCAAAGAATGCACACTTTACCACAGGCGGTCCGTGGTTCTCAGACTGGAAACCATCCCGTCCTATTGACGAAGCCTATGCAGAAGAGTGGAAAAAAACAGAACAAGAAATTGAAACACAACTTATACTAGAAAGTTTATAATGGACTATACTTTTGTAACCAGCTTCCGAAAGGAAGACTATGATGTTTATGCGAGGAAAATGCTGGAGTCTGTGGCTGAAAAGTGGAAGCCAGACGACTTTCGATTGGTTGTTTATCTTGAGGGATACAAAGATGCAAGCGGCTTGGTTCAGTCGCCACAGATAGAGTATCGTGACATAGAACATATTGATGCACGCTCTAGCTTTATTAAACGTAACTCAGATAAGAACGGACGCTTTGCTGAAGCACCCTATAATTATAGATTTGACGCAGTGCGCTTTTGTCACAAAGTATACGCCTATTCAGACCTTGCCTTTGAACTTATTAAAGATGAATATAAGGGCTGGCTCGTATGGCTTGATGCCGATACAGTTACCAAGAAAATGTTCAAAGCAGAAGATGCAGAAAAAATTCTGCCCCCTAACGCAGATATTGTACACCTTGGTCGTACTGATATCGACTACAGTGAAACAGGTTTTATAGGCTGGAATATGGGCATGCACAATGCTGCCTCTCTTATCGTTGACATTCGTGGTGCATATGATACCAACGAAGTGTTTGGATATCGTGAGTGGACAGATTCCTTTATCTTTACTCGTTTACTAAAGATATACGAAGCTCACGGCGCAAAGGTACGTAATCTATCAGAGGGTGTTCGAGGACTGTCTGTCTTTGACCAGTGTATGTTAGGAGAATACTTTATTCACAATAAAGGAAACCTGAAATACAATCAAACATCACCTGATGTAGTAGGACCACAACGATATAAAAAACTTGCTGACCTAATTAGATATTATTCCGAAGGCAGGGATACCTTTACTATTGTAGAAACAGGAACGTGGAACGGTGGTCGTGCAATCGAGATGGCTCTTGCTGCTTTTGAAAATGTAGACAAGGTACACTATCGTGGGTTTGATTTGTTTGAAGAGGCAACAGAAGAAACAGACAAAGAAGAACTAAATATTAAACAACACAATCTTGAAGAAGCAGTTAACGAAAGACTGCGGCAGTTCTCTGATAAGATGATGGAGAATGGTAAAGAGTTTAGTTGGATGCTAAACAAAGGCAACACAAAGGATACGCTTAAAAAGTCTCGCCTTGATGACGTAGACTTTGCATACATTGATGGTGGTCACTCTTATGAAACTGTTTCTAATGATTATAATTATCTTTCTGATGTTCCCGTTGTAGTCTTTGACGACTTCTACACACGGAATGGCAAGCCTGTAGAAGAAGAAGAGCATCAAGGAATTATTAATGTCTTTACAAATATCGAAGAAAAAAATAAAGCAATCATACCATCAGATGACCGCACTGCCTTTGACTCTATTGTACATTTAGCAGTTGTTGTATCTAAAAAAGAAAAAGATATTCCTGCAAGTTTGTTGCGTGTTCCGATTATTGTTAAGCCTAAAGATTCTATGCCTTCTGATGATATTCAGAATAACATTAAAGAAAATATTAAAAAGATTAAAAACTTTGACTGGGTTAAAAATTACAAGGCTACAGACGAACATGCAATTATTGTGTCAGGGGGTGACGTAAACTTTGCTGAAGTAAAACGCCTAATAAAAAAACACAATGCCAAAGTATTCTGTGTAAAACATTCCTATCCTCGCCTACTAAAAAATGGTATTAAACCATTTGGCTGTGTTGTTCTAGACCCTCGACCATTAGAGGGAGAAAGCACACACGGTTTTATACGTAAGGATTTGTTTAAAAAAATTGACCCTAGTACATTATTTTTTATTGCCAGCATGACAGACCTGTCTGTTACAGATTATATTCTTGAACGCACAGATAATGTTTTAGGGTTCCATGCATTCACAGACGCAGTTCGTGACATGTCAGTAACTGACAGCGTAAAGATTAATGAAGAGCTTGGAATCAATAAGGGAGAGGTACTAATCTCTGGCGGTACATGTTCGGCCACACGCACACTGGGTCTTCTCGATACTATTGGTTATAGGAATGTACATCTCTTTGGCTTTGATTGCTCTGTTTCTGAAAAGGTTGCAGAGAAGGGCAAAGAAGAACTAGACGGTATGGGCAATTCTAAATACATTCATGTTGAAACAGGTGGTGTTAAATTCTGGACAACAGGAGAACTACTGGCATTGGCACAAGATTTAGAAAAGCTTTTTGAAAAGAAAGATATTGGCCTTAATATAAAGTTTTATGGCAAGAATACTCTGGCATCTCAAGTCTTCAAACAATCATACTATAATGAAAGTCTTATTCCTTTTCAGGAGTTTTTAGATGGGCGTTCTTGAGAAAGAAAAGTGGGAAAAATTTGCACAGAATTACTATATTAGCAGGAACGCCACAAAGTCTGCTGTTGCTGCAGGGTATAGTGAAAGGTCAGCATACAATCAAGGTCACGAGCTTTTAAAAAGACCAGAGATACAGGAAAGAATTGAAGAGTTAGGTAGTGAGATAACAACAGATGTAGATGTTATATCTGAATTAGAGAAACAATATGAGGCAGCTAAATCAAACGGTCATGGACAGACAGCACTAAAAGCACTTGAGCTTTTGTCTCGTGTGCGGGGTAACAATCAAGAAGATAATGTACCCGATGATTTAGATACTCTTGAAAACGAAATAAAAAATTGTATTAAAATTATTGGTAAAGAAAAGATATATTCTATTTTAATCGAAACATTTCCAGAGGACTTTGAAGATGATAACAGCAGCTAGTGCGCTTTGTTACCTATATATGCAGGGGGTAACAATGGCATATATGCACGGTAAACCTGCAACATTAGTACGCAGGTGTACATATCAGTGTAAGGATTACAAAAAAACAAAGAAGACACATCAGATTTATTACGATGATAGGTGTCCAAAAATAATTAATCAAAATACTAGGTCGCTTTATTATGGACGATAGAAATAAAACAGCTTTTATAACTGGTATTACAGGTCAGGATGGCGGCTATCTAGCAGAGCTACTGCTAAACAAAGGATATAAAGTACATGCTCTATATCGCCGTACATCAAATGATGGTTTAAAACGTATAGAAAATATTCTAAATCACGACAACCTACATCTACATCACGGCGACCTCACTGATACAGGAAGCCTGATTAAGTTGTTTGATACACATATATTTGATGAGGTTTATAATCTAGCGGCACAGTCTCATGTGCGTGTCTCTTTTGACGTACCAGAATACACAGCTGACGTGGACGCTATGGGGGTTTTAAGGCTCTTAGAGTGCATTCGTACATTAGGCATGGAAAATCATACCAAGTTTTATCAAGCCTCTACATCAGAGCTTTATGGCAAGGTACAGGAAACACCCCAGACAGAGACAACTCCGTTTTATCCACGCTCTCCCTATGGTGTTGCTAAACAGTTTGCCTTCTGGACTGTAAAAAATTATCGTGAAGCATATGACATGCATGCATCAAATGGCATTCTATTTAATCACGAGTCTCCCTATCGTGGTAGAGAATTTGTAACACAAAAGGTTGTAAAAGGTATTGCAGATATACAAAACTCTAAGATTAACCACATTAGTGTAGGCAATCTTGACGCTCAACGTGACTGGGGACATGCAAAGGATTATGTTGAAGGCATGTATCTAATGGTACAACAGCCCAATCCTGATGACTATGTGTTAGCCACAGGGGAGTTACACTCAATTAGACAGATGATAGAAAAATGCTTTGATTATGTAGGCAACAGAATAACATGGGATGGTGATGGCCTAGACGAAGTAGGCGTAGACATGTTTGGTGATGTTGTTATTCGTGTTGACCCTAAGTATTACCGACCAGCAGAAGTTGACCTTCTGTGTGGTGATGCAACAAAGGCCAAAGAAGTCCTTGGTTGGGAACCAAAGTATACTTTTGACGACATGCTTAAGGAAATGATGAACTCAGCCCTTGAGTTTTCCGATGGACTTTAGGCCAAAGCTGGCAGCTATGCTGGCAAGTATTCCCCAAGACAGCCATTCAGGACAGTCTTCTCGCAGAAAGCGGAAGCCGTCCTCAATATAGGGCTGTAGTGCAGGAACGAAGCATGCAAAAATTAAAGCGATAAAAGTTAAAGTCCATGCCTCGTCTTTCCACGAGTCTGCAGAAGCAGACATAGCAGTCTCTTCCCAACTTGCATCAGACTGTACCTTCTTTGTTTTAGCCTCAATCTTGGCAACCTCTAGTGCTTGCTTTGCTTTAGCTTTTTCTGCACGGTTAGCCATCCACTGACCAGCTAGATTAGCAATTGGTGTTAAAAATTGTATCATTTTATGTACTTTCGTTTTTAATTAATAGTAAATCAAACATTGCAGAGGCTTGTTGCGTACCAGAGCTTGCCTGTGCAGTTATTTCAATGTCAGTTTTTTCTGTAAACTTTAAGGGAAATTCCATAATTTCTTCAAAAGTTTGTGCAGCAGTTGTATACTTTGCTTGTGTTCTAAAAATACCACCAGGTTCTCTAATTCTAAGACGTACAGTCATAAACTTATTTGCAACTTCTGCTGCACCACCAAAAACAAGCTGATACAAGTAAGCAGTATAACCAGCAGGCACAGTATATGTAGCCATTAAAGTTTGCCCTTCGCCCTCACTAACAATAGCCACAGTATCTCCTGAGTGTGTAATTGTTACATCACCAGCAGGCTCATTGTCATCGCTTACAAATGCTCTATATGCACGTAAAAATGTACCACTAGTAGTGACTGTAGTTGTACCATTAAGAGTTACAATATTAGAAAGCTCATTGTAGTCACCATCTACACCTTGAACAGTTATTTGTGAGTTATCTGTTGTGCTGGTTCCTACAACACCAAGAACTGCAGCAGTTGTTGGGTACGTGTAGTCACCACCGCCATTCCATATAAGTGTAGCAGATGTAGTTACAGATGTATTAAATCCAAATTTATGTACATGCTCGTGGCCTTGTACATAACCACGTTTTACATGTAGTCCAAATGGCTCATGCTTACCTGCTCTTGTTATACTAGAAAAATCAGACATCTTCTCCAGTCTCCATCATACGAGCAAGTGTATAGGCTCTTGTCTTTACCTGTCTAGCCCACTTACTGTCTAGCATTTCTTTTGCAGCCTCTACGTAATCTTGGTTGTCCAAAGCCGCCCACATTCTTTTAAACCCTCGTAAACGAGGAAGGCCGACATTGAAAGCCATGTCAAGAAGAACCCTAATGCGAGTATCGTTAAGGCTGCTAACAATAGGAAAACTTTGAACAAGCTCTCGCTCAACAATTTCAATATCGTTGTTGCACAGATAACGAGCTTCTTCTTCAGTAACTCCCCTGTCCACGAGGTTACGCCCGATACCAATTGTTTCAATACCAAGACTGTCTTTGTATACCTTAAGTTCCATTCCTTCATGTCTAATTAACTGGTCTATCAGCCTTTCCTTATTATAGTTCATTCTATTGTTGCTCCCGCATATTCTTGATAAATTTTAAAGAAATCTTCATCAGGCCTGTACTGGTCTAATACAAACTGTGTTCTAGTTTTTTTCGGCATGTAAGGGACAAATATATTATTCATAGCCTGTGACAAAGAGTTTAAGTTTTGTGCAGACTGCTCTCTCTTAAAGTTTAATCCTCTGTAAAACTCTCTATTAAAGTCATCCCCGTACAAAGCCCTCATCTTTTTTGTTAATGCTCTTACTTCCTTAAGACCCTCTGCTTTTACTTTCTGTGCCTCTATCATCTTGTCAATAATTTCTTGTCTATCCTCTGGCCCAAGACCTGCCTCTGTCGATAATAGTACATTAAGAGGCGCACCTGCTCTATTAATTTTATTAAAAGATTCTTGATACATAAAAGGAGTATTAGCAGTTACATCTAGAAACTGACGCTTTAAACCTAGCCATGCTCCAAGGTCAGTTTCACCTGGGTCATATACAGCCCCACTCCTATCCTTTAGTGCGTTGCCCTCACCCCTTGCATTAACAGAGTCATTATAATTAATTCGTCTTTGCAACAGCTTTACAGTTCCTGGAACAAACACGCCCTTTTCCAGTCCCACTAATGGTTCTAGTCTATTTGCTAGAGACCCTACCAGACTATCTGTTTCGTCACCATATCTAGTCTTACCTGAAAGAACCTGAATGCCTGCCTCTGTAATCATTGATGGGCTTAAAAAGGGACCAGCAAACTGGTCTAGAGAGCCAAACAATAGTTTGTTATTTTCAACAGCATCTAGATTGTTTATAGCTAATCCAGAGTGAAGTAATCTAAATCCATTTCTAACATACTCAAAAGGGTCTAGTCTACCCTGATTAAAATAACTAGCACCATAGTGGCCTGTCTCTTCATCTATTCCAAAAGGAGAAGTCCATATTTTATTTGTTTTATATTCCCAGTCGGGAACAGCAAACTCAGCCGCCTCTGCCTGTTCTTTTGTTATGCCGTGCATTTCACGACTATAGGCAGACAGTGCTGGTCCTGCTACAGCAACAGCTGTTGAGCCACCCAGTCTTTTAAATCCCATCGCCTGTAAAGCTGGGTCAGAAGAAGTTATATCATCTATCGTATATCTAGCCAAGTTTGTTGTTACTCGTAACATTTCTGCAGGAAATGCAGCAAAGTCACCTATAGGTGCTGACCTAATGTTTTGTACAAATCTTGGAGTAAGATTGTAATTAGGCATTAAGTCACGAGTTCTTTTGGCAGCCTCTTCTTCAAATTGTTTTTCAACAAAATTTTCTAAATCTTTGCCTGAAAGATTTCTTTCTTTTCCAAGGTTATTAAATTTTTTTGTTAGCTGTTGAGATTTTTTTAAGTCTGTAATTGTGTTCTCAAAATGTGCAATCTTAAATACATCATCTTCTAGTTGATAAGCTTCCAGAGGTTTTTCAAATAATACTTTTCGCACTCCTTTTAATGTTGTTGTAGCAGGAGCCGCTTTAAAATCATTTAAACCAGTAAATATTTTTTCTGGATTTTTTTGTGCTGTAATGTCTAGTGCCTGTAAATTTTTTCTGATTACGCCCGATGTTAGACCACTACTAGCTACACCTAGTTCTACATATCTCCCATATCTTTCTTGCATTTCTTTTGGTGTTTGTTCTAGAAGTTTTTGAGTTGCAAACTTTATAGACTTGCCTGTTTCTTTACCGCCAAACATACCATTAGCAATAAGCATAATCTGATTGCCCATCATGTTAACACCATGCGTAGGAATACTTAAGGCTGTGGCGGCAGTCTGACTTAAACCCTTCATAGCAACAAAGGCTTTCATTACATTGCTGTCAGGACGAACAGAATTTAAACCATCCTTAAGAGCAAGATAATATGCTTGGTCATAAAAAACATTTTGCAAGGGTGTTGCAAATTCTCTGGCTGCCTCGTCATCAAGACCAAATACCAACTTTGCTCTTTGAGTTGCTATCTCTCCTAAGTCTTTTGCTTTACCTATGTTTTCTCCTATTCCTGGTGATGTAGGAAAAACTTTTGCACCACTGTTTATTACGTCTTGAGCAATAGTGTTCATAAGTTCTTTTTCTGCATTTAGTTCTGCAAGCTTACCCATAGTTATCTGATAACTTTTAGATGGGTCTTTTACTTCTCCTAGCAAATCTTTAAATGCCTGACTCTTAAGTTTCTTTTCTCCACCAACCTTAACTGTAGAAAACTTGTTAGCCATAGTTAACAAATCTTTTGTCACATCTCCCGTAGGATTAGCATCAATAAGCTCTTGCAAGAATCTACGTGCCTCTCCTGAATCTGTAATCTCTCCCTCTTTTAGAAGAGACCTAACGGCTCTTTCAAAAACTTTTCCTTCAGATGTGTCAATACCTTCATTGACATACTTCTGCAATTCCTGTTGTCTTTGTTTTCTAAATTTAGGATTATCAAAAAATTTGTATGACTGTGTTACATATGAATCTAAATTTTTATTAAATTTTACAGCAGTCTCTCCACGTATTCCTGCAGAGGGTCGAGATACGTCTTTGGCAAATATAAATTCTTCTACGCCGTCAGGATTTACAGCAAATGATTTCTTAGTTTCAGCATCTATATTGTTCCGCATTTTCTGAAGAACTTCCTTAGTGTCTGTACTAAAATTGTTTATACTAAATCCTTCTTTACCAGTAAGAGCATTATATGCAGCTTCTCTAATATCATAATTTTTCTTATTAATAGTAATAATACCTTCGGCATACTCATCAGCCAAAACCTCGTCAAGCTGTTCAGACAAAGGCAGAGCTTTTGCAACACCTGCAACACCTGCATTTTCTCTTTTTAAAAGGGCATCACGACTTTCTCTACTTAGTCCTCTTAAGGAAGAAAAGTTAATCTTAAAAAAATCTTTTGTAACTTCACCTAAAACAGGAACATTAACAGAAAATTCTGGTATAGGGGGTAGTTTACTGATAACTTTCCCTGCCCCGTCTATTCCGTACTTTGCCCCATAGATAGCACCAGCAGAAATAGGAGCCAAAGCTGCACCAAATCCAGCATTAGCTATAAATGCCTTTAATAGTTGCTCTGCCTCTGAGTCATCGGGGTCTACTGCTATTCTACCTAAATATTGTTCTGCTTCAGGAAACTGTTCAATTAATATATTTACAAGATTGTCTTCAGGTTCTTCAATCAAGGCAGCACCAGCAGAATATGCAGCACCCTTTGCTCCCATATCAAAGAAACCTTTTATTCTTTTATTATTTTCAACTTGCTCAAGACCGTCATCAACCAAGGCACGGACACCTGGAGTTGCTCGTCCTGTTCTTAAGGCTAGATTTGTACCCTTAATTATGGCTTTTCCAGGAATTATGTAAGACCCGATTGTTCCTGAAAAATCTTCAACAGTACCCAGTAGTCCTTCACCGTGATATGGGTCAAAGATTTCATCTGCATATAATTTTACAGACTCAGGAAGGGCTTCACCAAGAGTGTCTGCAGCAGAGGATATAGAATTAACAATATCTTCTCCTCCTACTTCCTCTAATATTTCTGCGCTGCTTTCAATAATTCCTGATGCTGCATCTCCAACGGCACGGCCTAATACTCTCAATGGCGCACCAACATCACCCAACTCTTCTAAGCCCCGAAAGTCTGTTTCACCTCTTTCAGCTGCTTCGACATATCTATCTCTAGCACTTAAAAAATCTTCAGATGTTATGCCTACTTTATTTAATACCTCTTGGCCTTCAGGAGAAGACAGGGATGTAACTCCCTTCTCCTGTAGTTCTCTTAGAGTATTTTGAAAATCTCTTGAGTATGCGCTTAAGGACATTTATTACTACTCTACGGTGTTATAGTTCCTGAATATTGAACTGTATCTGCAGATTGTTTTTTATCTTTTTGGCCTAAAATATTGTCAATTGCATTAGACCCCGCAAAAAATCTTGCGTCAGAGTCATCCTGTAGTTGTGTAGGTAATTGACTGTATGCTGTCATAACTGCACTAAGAGCCTGTTGACCTTGTGGTGTGCTGCTTGCGCCTTGTCCAAGTTTAGCATCAACTAGTCTTATTGCTTCAGTAGTAGCAGTTTGAGGAAGTTTTGACCCACCAACCTCAGATATTATCTTAGACAATGATTCATTCAAAGAAGCCTGTGCCAGAAGGTTTGTTAGTTCTTGTTTGTCATACTTATCTTGCAACTCAACAAGGTCTTTTTTCTTGGTGAATTTTGTAATTTCTTTAGGAAGTTTTTCATACAGTTTATCTTTTGGTGTTGTAGCTATTAGTGTTCCCAAAGATATAAGCTGAAGGTTAAAGGCTTCCTCAACTGCTGCCTTGCCCTCTTCCCTACGTCCTGCAATGTCCTCTTGTCTTTGTTTAAGAAGTTTTAGAGAATCATTATAGGTTGAAAGATAGCTAGGTATTTCAGCTTTTTCTGCTTTTTCTGCACCCTTACCAGATGCAGTCTTCTTTGTTTCTTTTGCTTCATCGTCTTTTGTTTCTTTTGCTTCAGCATCGTCAAAAAAAGCATCTGCTATAAAGTCTGCTCCCAAAAGACCAGCCCCGCCAACTCCCAATTTACCTGAAGCTGGCAACTTACTAACTCCTCGCCCAGTAAGAGAGGCAGCTCCTCTTAAAAATCTACCAGCAGGACTAAGACCAGCGGCTGTTAAAGCTGTTATACCAATTGTTTGTAACGGGTCATCACGCAAAGCTCGACCATAATCTTTTGCTACTCCTACTGGGTCATTAACAACCCTTCTTGGAAATGAACCTAAAATTCCTGGCCCTCCTTTTTTTTCTCTTGTTTCTTTTAAAAGTTTTTCTAATTCTTCAACAGATATACCTAATTGATTAGCTCTGTCTTGTAATTGTTGAGGAGTTATTGAGCTACCCGACTGTCTATTAACTACACTAGATATACCACCACCCTGATTAAAGAAACCAAGATTACGGCCTAGACCATATGCAGCTAGTCCAGTACCTACTGTTTGCTGGAATGGTGAAGGAACCTGTTGTCCGTAATTACCAAAGCTAAACGGGAACCCTTGAACAAGTGAAGAGAATTGCTGCAATTGTTGAGTAGGGAATTGTTGCTGTCTCATAAACTCTTGATAGGCAAGGTCTGCTCTTTGCTGTTCCATGCCACGTTGGGCTTCACCAACACCTGACAGATAACCTGCTTCACGATACGCCTGACCCAGAGCCTGTTGACCCAAGCCACCATATAGCTGCGATAGCCCCCCTGCCGCCTGCGCTCCTGCCGCCTGTCTTGCACGTTGTGCTTCGGCTGCACGTACAGCATCTTGATAAGCGGCCTGAGAGCCTTTTGTTTGAATGTCAGAAAGTCTTGCACCAAGGTCTGCAGCTGCCTGTGCCTCAAGAATTGCTTGTCTAGAGCCACCAAAGCCACCTGTACCTGCGGCCTGTGCCTTTAATCTTTGGTCATAAATATCTGCTTCCTTTGCTGCTTCACGTTTAGCAATGTCTGTAACAGCCTGTTGGAATGGAGACATACGGCCTGCGATTTCTTCTGCAGTAATTTCAGATACTGCTTGCTCACTAAGCTGACCTGATAAACCAAGCAGGTCTAGTGCAGGGTCATAATATGTAGAGGCAGCACCTAGAGTTTCATCTCCAAGAATGCCCATCCCTACTTGGCCTTTGATTGCTTCTTGTGCAGCCAATTCTTCAGGAGTAAACCCTACAAGTCTTTCACCTTCATATGGTATATATTGTTTATCTAAACTATATAAATCACTTGCACGGTCAAGTATTTCAACAATGTAGGGTTGAAGTGTAGGCGGCACGTCTTGCTGCTGGCTTCTGCCGCCGCCCTTACCATAACAAATGTGTGAATTAAGTTTTTTATTGAGCCACTTATCTTCTGTCTCAATAGAAACACCCATTAGGTCTTGAAAGTCATGTGTTTTAATCATAGTTCTTTTACCACAAGATTTAAATCTTTGTATCCTAATTTACTTAATACTTTTTTCCAGCCTGTTCTACCGCCACCCATTATTTTACTACAATTAAATTTAACTGCAATTTCTTCTAAACATTTTTGCATATAATTTAAATCTACTTTCTTTGTATTACTAGCAATAAATACAGGATTTAAATAATTACAAAGGTCAAATGGAATAATACATGTTACAATAATAGACTCAAGCTCTCCATCTTTCAATATTACAAACAGTTGCCACTGATTAAATATTAATCTATCACGTACACCTTCTATGGTATAATCTGTTTGTTGTGTTTTGGTCATTGCTTTTTCTATAAGATGACCAAATAAACTCCAGTGAGTACTTACATCCATCGGATGTACTTGATGATATTCTTTAGACATTGCCTATGCTAGTTTCTGTAAAAATCTACTATCTACTTTAGAAGGCTCTCCCTTATATACTCTCTGTGTTAATTCTTCTCTAAACTTATCAATGTTTTCTACTCCACCTGCTCTTTCAACTTGGTCTGGAGCTAAAACAACTTCACCACCGCTAATCATTGCTTTTGTTATGTCTCCCCCATCTTTAACATTAAAAGACACATCATCTGCAACGCCACTATTATCTGTTACAACTAAACCTGAAAAAGAATCATCATTGCTTTTTCCTAGAGCTTTCATAATTATGTCTGCTCCTGCCATAGTATTTCCATTTCCTATAGCAGCTACATCAAAAGCATCCATTACGTAGGAATCCCCCTTAACAGTATTCCCATCGGCAGTTTGTGTTTGTACTGCGCCGCCTTCTTCTCTATAAATACCTTCCTGAACAACATATGGATTTGGCTCAAAGAAGGTAGGCATTACACCGCCCTGTCTAATATATCTATCAATCTCTTCACGAGATGCTGTAGGACGTTGCTCTGTTCTAACACTTTGAATTGGTCTTGCTCCTGTTACAGGTTTTGGAGACTCCATAAATGCAGGACTTGTAGCTAAAGCAGAAAGTCCACCAGCACCAGCCTGTTTTAGTAATGTTCCTCCTGCAGCTTCTAATCCAGCAGTCGCAGCTTTTTGAGCAGCTACATTTTGAAATGCACTTTTACCCAGTGTATCAACACCTACATTAGTTATTCCCTCTAATGCTGACTTAGGCAATACCCTTGTTGCAAGCTGTTCTCTAAATCCCTGTTGTGCTGATTGCTCTGCTAAAGTTTTTGCCCCCTGTGTAGCACCTTCTTTTATAGCTTCTTGCGCTGCTTCTTTTCCTGCTGTACCTGCACCACCTACAAGACCTGCAGTTAAACCAGACATTAAACCAGTTCCTAGAATTTCTTCTCTATTGTAACCTGCGGCTGCTGCACCTGCTGCTGCACCTAAACCAGTCCCTAGACCACCAGCTAAAGCACCTGCTCCAATTAACGGACCAAGAAAAACTGAACCTGCTACTGCACCAAGAGCAGGAAGAATATCTTTTAGTTTAAATGCTTCGGGCAATCCTGTTGCAGGGTTCTGTGATAACCCACCTGGAGCCATTGCATTTAGTGCCTTAAGCTCCATAGGATTGACATGCACTAGTGTGTTGTCTCCTCTACGACCTCGCATTGCCATAAGTGAGGCGATGCCTGCGTTTGGTGCTTTCATGTTTTGTCCGTAAGCCATAGTGTTCCTCGTTAGTTTTTTATATTATACTATATTTGTTGTAAATATACCAGACCTAGTTGAAATCAGACCACCCTGCAGCAGTCGTTACATAGCCCCTAAACTTACCACTACTTGTGGAAAAGGCTACATCTCCTGCCCGTGGCCTACCAATAGATGTAATTGTTGCTACAGTAAATACTTTGGTTGCAGGAGCATTAATTTGTTTCTGGTCCTCTAAGTCTAGTTCCCGTGTAAGCTCATTAGTATATGTAGACAATACTCTAAATAAATCATCTATACTTTTAGGCAACATATATAAGGGTAGTTTCGGATAGGTAGCCATTATCTTTTCCCATCTGGCTGCATTGACATTCTTACTTTACCCCAACGCCACGACCCTGTATTTGTCGCTGATACTTTTAATGTTGCCTGCCTTGCCCTTGCTCGTAAGTCTACTTTTGTAGTGTTCTGACTAATTGTAAATGGTCCTTTTACTTTAGCCTCACTACTAGGATATTCTTTTAGTTGTAGAGTAATAGATATTTCTTCACCAGGTGTAAACTTATAGTCAGGAATAATCCTGTCTACAAACATTACATCCTGACCTTCTTGTAAGTCAAAAGAACCAGACTCAACAAATGAAGTTAGTGCTGTTCCTTCTCCTGTGTAAATTCCTTCTGGCTCATTATTATAAATATACATGTCTGCCGTTGCAGAAACTTTACCTGTAGTTAGTGTATTAGGATACACAACCCTGTCATTAAATGTTGTAACAATACCGTCTGCAAATAACTTACCAAATACCCATGTTCTTTCTTCTACATTATAAATAACATAGGCATTTGGCTCTGAACTATTAGCCAAAGGATAGAGCCAGATTATTTCTTTAAATTCAGAGTTGATACCTGCATATACTTTTTCTTTGTTAGTGTTATTAAAATCATCAAATAGCTTGCGGCGAATAGTGCAAGGCAATGTTTGTACACGACCATCAAAGGCATAGAAATTATTGTCCCCCATCCAAAAGGACACACCATCATAATCAACAGCTGCATGTGGTCCAATCAGACCACAGTTAGAACCCACCTGTGTAAAGTTAAATATAAAGGGCGGTCCAACAAAAGCTTGTGTATATAAGGATCTGTCTGTCCAAATATTAATTGCATTACGTGAACGAATAGCACCGATAATACGAGTGCCTTCAGCCAGAACAACCTCACCTGAAGTAGTAGTTGCACTTGGTGTCCAGTTATTAAAGTCTTCCTGGTCTGACCAGCGAACCAACATTGGATTAGTTCCCTCACCAACCGTAACTGCAAACTCTCTAGCCCCATAACAAATAACGTGCCTATCGTTTGGAGACACAACAAAAGTGGTAGCAGTCGGTGAAGTAGTTACAAGTGTTGCTCTTGTAGGCACAACAGATGCGTCAATGTCAGCAAAGTATATTTGACCACCACGGCGTTGAGCTAAAAGGTCTTCACCCCATGTATCAAGAGACCACATTGAAGGTAGGAAAGTAATACCTGAAGCAGATGCAGGACTGTTCCAAGCCCTTTCTCCTGCCACAGTTACTCCTGCATTATAAACACCTGCACCATAGCCAAGTCCTTGGATAGCATCAGACTCTTCTGTTTGTAAAAGAATATTTATAGAGCCAGTGCTTCCCTGATTTTCGCTTGCACTATTAGCAGTTACAGAAGTTTGAATAAAGAAATGATTTAGGTCAGAAACACTAACAACAGTAGTAGTTCCATTAATTCCTATATTTCCACCAAGAGTTCCTACACCCTGAAACAAAACTCTATCTGTAACACTAACATTGTGATTGTTAAGACTTACCTCAACCAGCTTACTATCTGTAAAAGTTTCAAAGTTTCCACTAACTGACACAGTTGTAACAATAGGTGTTGCATCAAACTGTGTTTCATTTTGATAGATATAAAGTTGTCGGTTTGTTCCTAAACTAATATAGGGTCTTGACTGATTGTCTGTCCAAGTAATTGCTTCTCTAACAAAACCATTAATATCGTCATCAGTAAAGCGTTCATATCCTCTAATATTTTCAGGTTTACCTTCACGAAAACGAATACGATTACCATCAAACCATTTACCTTCCTCAGAGTATTCAGTAGACTCTCTGTGAAAACCTGGTAAAAAATTTAATGGTACTAATTGTGAATCTGTTGAGGACATTTCTATTCAATAAGTTTTGTTTCTATATCGCCTTGCTTTGCAAGTTGTAATAACTCGTCTTGCTGTGTAATCATTTTATTTCTAAATGACTCAACAGCCCCTTGAGTTCCTCTAGCAGCGTTTGTTTGAGCAACTAAAAGAAGGGGCATCATAGTTACTGCACAACCCCATTCTTCAACTTCTTTACCCCCTTGGGGATTTTTACCTGCAAGCTTTGTAAACCAAGCGCAGTCTAATTGTTTACACGGTTCAAAGTTATGTAACGGACATCCGTTCTTAACATTTAATTCCATTCATTAATCCTTTGTACAAACAATAAAGTTCACATATTTAACATCTAAGTTAAAAGAACTATCGGCAATACTTACTGCTGTGTGATGGTGGGAGCCTTTTCCTACAAGACTGTGACTGTGGCCTGAACCACTACCCTGTTGAGAAGTGCGGCCTATGGTTGCATCATTAGTTACACCGCCCAAATGATAGTCTTCATTGTTGTTAGACGGTAGCTCTGTGTGGCCTCCAACCTTTGCCTGATTAGATGATGATAACAAGGTTGAACTGTTATTGGTTATATTAGCAGCTATAAAGTGTCTGTGTGCAGGCATTTGAGCAGTAGTTAGAGCTATTGCAGATGTACTGCCAGTTAGCGTTGCTGCATTTGTAGCACCATCAGCAACAGTAACAGTAATACCTGAATTAAATACACTGGTAAATTCATTTGTCCCGCCTACCTGTGCGCCGCTTGTTGCAGCATTTACAATTCGCAAGGCTGCCCCATCATATGTTGCACAAGTTTCAACAGTCCATCCTGTAGGTGCAGCATTTTGAGCAAAGGCCATTCGAGTTCCAGAATCAAACTCTTCGCCACCTACTTTTTTAACTAAGGTTCCATTTGTAGTAATAAGAGTTGCTTCACCAGATTTAATAGTTTGACCTGTATTGGCTGCTGCACCTGTATTTCTTATTAAAATATCCCCACCATTTGTAACTGAATTAATAACAGAATATGTTTTTTGTTGTGCAGGAATAGTAACCGTAACAGTTGCAGCTATATCTCCTGTAAATTCTAAGGATGCATGTCTTCCTACATCACTTGAACCGTCCGAAACTGTAAGGTCAGTTTGTGTTCCTGATGTTAAGGCTACAGAGGCATATCCAGCAACAGCTTCGTCAACCAAATCAATAACACTCTGATTTAATCTTAGCCCCCATGTGTTAGCATTTTCACCGTCTGCTTGTTTTTCTAGCCCAAGGCTTCCTGTGTATGTTGATGACATGTTAGTTTTTTCCTAATAATTTTTTTACTGTATCTGTTTCATAAATACGAATACATACCCAAACTAAAGATAAAAAGGCAGTTATGCTAGGAAGCATCTCAAAGAAAGCCCCTAGTGTAACGCCAAGTGCGCCTAAATCGACAATAGTTTTATCTATTTCTTCCATAACCTATATTTTAACCTATAACCATGAAATAAACAACTATTAACCTATTGTAAATATTCCAAAAGCAACGCCAAAAAATATAATTACACCGACAAAAATTGAGCCTCCAACAAACAACATCTCTTCAAACTCTTTTTGTTTTCTTCTTGCTATGCGTTTCTGTTCAGCTATAGCTTCCTTTTCTTCTCGTATACGCCTTGCTCTTTCTGCTACTATCTGCTCCCATGTGCCATGCCCAAACCTATAGTTAATTAGTTTTTTCATTTCGTACATTTGTTCTTGAGCTAGTTTAGCATCAATAACAGAAGACGCAACATCTTTTGTTTGCCCTATAATAGACTTACTGCCAAATCTTTTTTGCTGTATCTGTTGTTCACCAGCAAACATGCCATCAACAGCACCTATAATATCCTTGATATCATTAGCCGTGTTAATATTAGACTTAATAAACTCTACAGATTTCTGGACTAGGGCTATGCCTGCCAGTGTAGTTGATATAGGTTCCATTTCTCTCTCTCATTTTAATTAATCTGCATCCTGTATTGTTAGCGTACCAGCTTCTACTTGACGTAGGATTTCGGCGTAGTGACGGTTGGCTGGGTCGAGTGGGACAAAAATAGTTGTTCCGTTAACAACAACTTTTATTGACTCGTTATTGCCATCAATCGCAACATACCTTGCCGATGAAAATTGAATATTATTTTCCATAATTATAACTCCGCATCAAATCTAATATAGGACTGTCCTGTTCCCACTCTATTTCTTATAAAATAAGGCCTGTATGCTGTTAAACCAGTAGCACTAAAACCGAATCTTACGTTCGTGCTTTGGCCCGATTGATAACCTGCAGAGTAGTCAAGAGTTGCATCATACGCAGTTCCGCTACCTAAACTTATCCTTATTCTAAGAGCTGTTATAGAAGGTGCCGCCCTCATTGTAACAGGCAATAAAAAGTTAAAATCGGCTACTGTTGTGCTGTACGCAAAGCCATAACCCATTAACGGGACAGCACTAGCATCAGTTTCTGCCGCATAGTAATACCTCTGACACAAAGCCAACTCTTCACTAAAACTGCGATGCTCAAACTCAGTGGCTACGGAGCCAATCTCCATCTGCAAACCAGTAATGAAAAACGTATTGTCTGTACTGCTAAAGAAACTCTCACAACCCACGGCACGATTAGCTGTTACCTGACTGCCCCAAGTTGTTTGAAGTGTGCCGCTTGTGTAGGTGCTTCCAACATGCAAGTAAATATTTAGTGAAAAACTTCTGGCAGTGTCATTATCAAGTGCGCCTGTTGTGTCGGCAGGAAATGTAAGTTCAATGCGACTATAGCTTGTACCTACTGTAAAAGTTTTGGATACAGTTCTAGTGTTGTCATAATCTTTTAACTCAACAACATATGTTTTAGATGCGTTAGCTTTCGCATAAAAAGAAACAGTAACCTCTTTTGCATCGGATGTTCCTTTAGCTAACTGTTGTAAATCCTGACCTTCAAACTGATAAAGAATGGCAAAAAATTCATCTGCCGCAATAGAAGTATCAGCAGTCGTACAATCAAACTTCATCGCCGCACCAAACCCAGACGGCGCATCGGTATCTTGTGACATTGTAAAACGACCAGCAGTGCTACCAGCTAAAACCAAATCAAATCTGTCCTGAACATGATAGCCGCTGTCAGTGTTTGCACCCAAACCAGATTTTGAGGTTGCCCTTTGACAGACGTTCATCGCACCATTAATAATCAGGTTGCGCCGCCCTGACGGAGTGCTGGGTATCTGTGCCAGTTCTCTTGCGTTGCTAGTCATTATTCTGGCCCTGTCTGACTGTCCATAAATGTTTCGTAGGCGGTCTTAACTTCATCAGTCCACACTGCATTGCACACGGCCTGAACAGTTGCATCCTCACTAGAAATGTCAGTGTCACCCCAAGTGTCACCAGACTTCGTGCGGCAGTGCAGAACGTGCCGATGGTAACTGCGGCTAATTTCCACACCATCATCTTTTACGATTGTTGCTTTGCGAACTTGGACGTTTTTGTGTTCGCCCCTGACTTCGCAGTCATATTCAAATTCTTTAGTTAGTGCCATTTTTATCTCCTATGGTTGGACTGTCCGACCCGACTTCCAGACGGATTATGTTGCTGTGTATATTAAAGTTGCCATCAAAAAGTTATTTCCGCTTGAACTCCAATTGCTCATAGTAAATGTTCCTGATAATTCAGCGTTTGCTCCTGTATCACTAGCTCTATGCCCCAATATAATTGAAGTACTACTCTGACTTGCATATCCTGTTTGAGGCGCATGAGTAGCAGAAGCAAAGCCTTGACTATATCCAACAATTAAATTACCAGACCTAGCTCCATCATTAGATGTAGTTGTAAATGGTAAACCCCCAACTGTAACAGTCCCACTGCCACCAGAAAAAGAACTTGTTTTTAATTCAAATCTAGCAATAACCTGTCTACCAATTTTTACATACTCTCCGTGTTGCTCTGTGTAAGAGACAGTCGGATTTGTGGTGCTGCCACTATATGTCGGTGTCCAAGTACCTTCCTCATAATCATCCAGCGCATTAGCGGCGGCAGAATCCGCACCAAACTTTATACCATCGCTGTCAATTCGTGCAAGCTGTGTCGCAGATGAATTAGCAAAGAAAAAACTGTCTGCGGCTGTGCCAAAATATGATGTAACAGTGCCGTTATTTTTAAACTGTACTTTGTAAGTATTGCTGTTGGTGCTATCAACTTCAAAAGGAACACCACTACCAGAAACATCTAAAGTGGTATCTGGTGCTGTATTACCCACCCCAACATTGCCTACTTGGTCAATAAACATTGCAGTATTTGTAATACCAGAGCCATAACTATTAGATGTCCCAAAAGCTAAATGTGAGCCACCACCGTCAAACATAGCACCAATCCGAACATTAGCGGCAGTTTGGCTATCATCAAAGGGAGCCTCTACAAGGCTTATATAATTTCCAGAGGTATAGTTTGTTTGTGTAACTCGTAAACCTTCACCATCTGTTGTGCCTGTAAACGTGCCGCCAAGTTTATTAGTTGTTTCTATCTCAATAGGATTTTCTGGTGAAGTAGTTCCTACCCCAACTCGATTGTTGGTGCTGTCAACATGTAGGGTATTTGTGTCAACAGTCAGGTTGCCGCCCACATCAAAGTTGCCGTCTATTGTATTATTGAATACAGAAAATACATCATAGACAACTATTTCAAGAACATCTCCAGCAGTTGCCCCAGACCCTAACACAACAGACGTACCTGATGTAGCTGTGTAGTCATTTGCAGGGTCAAGAAGTACGCCATTAAGGTACACATCCATATACAGAGCATCTGAATATGACAGAGCTAAATTAGAATCAGATGTAGTAAAGGTTGTTTGTCCAGCCGTGGCTGTATACAAAAACCTATTACGCACTCCTGTTCCTGGTTGTTTACCTATATATGCCATTATTCGGCCTCCAATGCGGTCAAGCGTTTTTCAAAGTCGGCGTTCTGTGTTTCGAGTGTTTCGATTTTTGCGATGGCCTCTTGCAGTGCGGCAGTCAGCAATGGAACCAACTTCGCTTGGTCAATGCCTTGATAGTCAGGAACAGAGCGTGTTCCCATTACAGCTTCAGTAACTACATTACCGTCATCATCAAGCACTGCTGGCGTGACTTCATATTCTTCATCACGCATTGCATCTTTTTCGCCTGTGATTGCTTCAGGCACAATGTCAGAAACTTCGTGTGCAAGAAAACCATCAACCGTTGTGTCTGGGTCAGCGATGAAATTAAAACGTGACGGGTTAAGCTGTTTAACACGCTCAATGCCATCTGTGATGTCTGCGACATTTTCTTTCAGGCGATAGTCGGATGATGTGCTAAAGGTTGTTGATGTTGTTGATGATAAAATAGACCCCACTACTCCGTTTGTGACATTTCCAAACCTCCAATGAAAGCCAGTGCCAGCCCCAGAAAAAATACTAAAACTACCACTGCCGTCAGGTTTAGCCAAAGAAAGACCTGCACCAGTATAAGTCGTGCCCCCCACCAGCAAATTGCCACTGCTTGAGATACGCATACGCTCCGTTTCGTTTGTGCCAAATATTAGCGCACGACCACTTGAATTATGGTAAATTTGCATCCCAACATCATTTAGGGCTATTGCACCAGCGTAGCCAACGCCATCAAGTTGCAGTTGCCCATTGGAAGTGGCATCCATGTCGATATCTTCATTTGCACCAGTAAGATATATTCTTGCACCTGCTCCTGCTACTTCTAGTTTTTGTGTTGGTGTGGCAGTCCCGATGCCGACATTACCGCCCTTCGGGTTGAGCGATAAAAACTGTACACCCGACAGCTTGTTTCTTGATTGCAAAAACCCAACCGCTGTTGCTCCAGAATTATCCATACCAATTTCAAATGGATTATTGTTGTTTCCACCCTCAATAATTAATTGGGGAGATTGCGACCCAAGCGCACCATCTGCATCTGCTGTTGCGCCAGCTATGTGTGTTAGGGCTTCGGGAGAGGTAATGCCAACTCCGACCCGATTATTCGTGCTGTCAACCTTCAGAGTGCTGGTGTCAACAGTAAGGTCGCCAGTAAAGGTTCCTGTTGATGCCTCAAGAGCCTGTGCCGCAGGATGTGTAGCACTTAACTGTAGCGGCCCACGATTTACTACATAAATATTGTTTGTTCCAGAACCAGGAGCAGCAGTAAATGTAAGTGTAGTTCCATCTACAGTATAAGCAGTTGTAGGCTCTTGCCTTACGTTCTCTACAAAAACATCTACAGTATTTGTTGTTGCCCCTTCTGACAAAGTAAAGGCAGTAGTAGACCCATCACCACTAAAGGTATCTTTAGATGGTTTCGTGGTAAAGTTACCGCTTGCGCTATGTCCAATATATGCCATTAGTCTGCATCCTGTATTGTAAGTGTGCCAGCTTCTACTTGGCGCATGATTTCAGCGTAGTGGCGATTGCCAGCACTCAACGGAAGTCCCCACTCAACGCCATTAATCGTGGCAATAATTGCTATGTTGCCTGTGTCATCTGCAAGATATTTAGCTGAAGTAATATTCATATTATCCATTCTACAACTCCGCATCTATTTGAACTGTGCCACTATGTCCTTGCATAGTTATTGACCCATTAACAACACCAGATGCTGTGCCTGTAGCAACAACATAACCATTTGAGTTATATAATCCTGAAATGCTAGTTGTCGCTGTGGCAGTTCCATCGCTTTCCTGACAGTTTACAGTTCCAGAAATAGTAATAGATGGGGCCGCCCTTAAAGCAACTGGCGTTGGGATACTAAATCTTACAGTATTTGTAGTTTGTCTATGACCAAACCCAATAGTTTGAGTTCTGCTATTTGTGTCAATGCTTTGATAATACCTCTGACACAAAGCCAACTCTTCACCAAAACTGCGATGCTCAAACTCAGTGGCTACTGAGCCGACTTCGAGTTGAACACCCGTTATCGAAATAAAGTTATCTGTCGACGAACCAAAGTTATTGCCGCCCAAGTCAAGACCAACAAGACGATTTGCAGCAGAGAAAGTTGCCCAAGATGTTGCTAATGTGCCAGATGTATAGTTCGAGCCTGCGCCAAAGTAAATATGAAAATCAAAGCTGGCATTGTTATCATTATCAAGTACGCCTGATGTATCACCCGCAAAGGTAACTGTTTTATATTCCCAAGTATTTGCAGACGATATATTTACTAACGCCTCTATATGTCGAAAAGCACTGTCTCTATCTAAAAGTTCAACAACTACATTTCCTGTTAGGTTTGATTTAATATAAAAAGATAGCGTTACAGGAAGCGCACCAGAAGTTCCTTTTTTTAAATGTTGTACATCTTGTCCTTCAAAAAGCTGCCCAATTCCCAATTGGTCAGTTGCGCCTGTACTAAATGTACTTGCCACTTTTATTTTTAAGCTATTAGCAAAACCATCAGGCGCATCGCTTTCTTGTGAATATGTAAGACTTTGCCCCCCTGAATTAGTTGACCTAAATCTATCTACAAGACGTAACGAACTAGCCGAAGATGTTTCGGACGTTCCACGCTGCGCCACCTGCATTGCACCATTAATGACAATGTTGCGCCGTCCACCAATCGGTCCTGTGAGTCCCTCATTATCTATTCGACTAATTGGCATTATGTAATCTCCAAAATACTAAGTGAAACATCTGCAGAGCTTGCAGTATCACTTGTTACCTTAAGAACATCTGATGCTTCCAGAACAACCTTCTGGTCGCCACCCACTACAACTAGTGAGCTTCCTGCAGGAACAGGAGCAGCCTTAACTACGTAAATATTATCTCCATCATTGTTTTCTATTTGAACATCTACTGCTATTTGAGATGCAACTATGTTTGCAATTGCCAAACCAATAATAGTTGTCTCTGTAGAAGCAGGACAAGTATAAATGGTAGCAGCACCAGTGCCTACTCCAGTATCTGTTTTTAATTTAAACGCATTAGCCATATCGTATTATACTCCATAAATTATCCCAATGCAATAGCAAATGCCACAGCAGCAGCATTGGCATTACTAATACTTGTTGCTAGTGCTGCAGAAGTTGCAGCAAATGTGCTAGACACTGTAGCAATTCTAGTTTCTAATGTTGCAGAAGTAGTAGCAAAGGTACTTGATACTCCTGCAATCCTAGTTTCAAGGTTAGCAGATGTAGCTGCGCTTGCAGCAGCCACCGCAATTGTGTTCACTGAGGCAACAGCATCTAAGTTTGTTTTAGTAAGAACAGATACCGCAGCTATACGTGTTTCAAGGTTAGCAGATGTTGTAGCACTTGCTTTAGTTTCTGCCAAGACTGATACTGCATTTATTCTTGTTTCAAGAGTTGCAGAAGTAGTTGCAAAGGTACTTGATACCCCTGCAATCCTGGTTTCAAGATTAGCAGATGTTGCGGCACTTGCTTTAGTTTCTGCTAATACTGATACTGCGTTAATACGTGTTTCAAGGTTAGCAGATGTTGTAGCACTTGCTTTAGTTTCTGCAAGAACCGATACTGCGTTGATTCTAGTTTCAAGATTGGCAGATGTGGCTGCACTGGCAGCAGCTACCGCAATAGTATTGACTGAAGCTATAGCATCTAGATTAGTGTTTGTAAGAACCGATACTGCATTAATTCTTGTTTCAAGAGTTGCAGAAGTGGTTGCAAAAGTAGAAGACACTCCTGCAATCCTAGTTTCAAGATTAGCAGATGTAGCTGCACTTGCCTTTGTTTCTGCAAGAACTGAAACTGCATTAATACGTGTTTCAAGTGCAGCAGAGGTAGCAGCAAAGGTACTTGACACTCCTGCAATTCGAGTCTCTAATGTAGCAGATAAAGCAGCAACTGTAGAAGATGTAGCAGCAGGCTCACCAGCAACCAGTATATTTGTAGCATCTATTGTTGTTGCACTTATCGTGCCAGCACTAACAGTTAATGCTTTAAAATCACCAGTACGTAAACTACTAACACTTACATCTTGAAATACAAGTGTTGTAGCATCAAGCTTATCAGTTGTAATACTAGTAGCTGCAAGTCGTGTTGTAGATACCTCTGTAGCATTCAATACAGAAACATCAAGACCATTTATAAAAAACCCTGCTGCAGAAACATTTCCAGTAACAGTTAAGTTGCCATCTATTCTTGCTTCATTTTGTGAAAGAGAGATTGCAGAGTTCTTACCACTACCATCTTGAACACGGCGTAGCGTTCCATCAATACCTGCATTATCTACACTGGTATTAATTTTGAGCAAATCTTTATAAGTATTTGCAATCTTTTTTCCTGTAAAATCACTCATTAAATTATATTCCAGTTTTTATTAATGTCTTCCCAGTTATCAAAGACTGCTGCTTCCCAATTAAGATTTCTATCAAGATTGTTTTCTGGGCGCACATCTTTTATAAACATGCTTCTGTCTATAGTAGATATAATTTTATTTTGTGGGTGATTAACTAAATCATATCCCCTATCGTTATCAGTAGGGCAAACCCAAACCCCATAACTATTTTTTTTCATTACTGTTCGTGGATATGCAAAGCCACAAACATCGCAGACTATCTTATTATATTTACCTCTTGCCATATTATAAACTCGGTAGCCATGCTGATACAGGAACTGCAGATACTAAATCAACAGGTGGTCTAGGGTCATCAACATTTACATCATCAGTTACTCTTGCTATTTTATTTTGGGGGTGGCTTTTTAAATCATACTTCCCTTCAAAATCAGTGGGGCATACCATCATACCATAACTATTTTTTTGTAGTTCAGATAATTTATATTTAAAACCACATATATCACATATTCCTACAGCTTTAGTCATTTTAATATTTTAGTCGTGGCCTAATTAACATGCTTGCTCGTTCCTTGTCTTCTTCTTGCGCCCGTACTAACCTTTCCTCATATTCTTGTTTAAGCATTCCAATGCGTCCTGCATCTACACCTGGTCTTTTCATTGACATAAAATAGGCTGTACCCGCAGTTAAACAAGGAAGAAATCTTCTAGATACGTCTGCATTTTGACTAGAGCGTGTTACATCTTGTATATATTTTACAGTTTCAAGCTTTAGTTTATTGGTGCTATTATCAGGAAGAGGCCAAAGACTAATAACAATATTATCTCTGTCACGTCTAACAGCATATTGAGAAGAGCGACCTGTTTGAGTTTTACGTGGAATTTTAAGATACTCTTCCATTGTAATCCTATTTAGTTGAAGGTCAGTATTGCCATCTCCATCTGTAATATTTATTACTGCTTCTAAAACATCAATGTTGTGGTCAGCTAAAGTATAGGCAGTAGTGCTAGTTGTAACCGTAACGGTAGTTGTTCCAATTGTCCATAATTGAATACCACGGTTTTGCCAATCTTGTAGAAGTAGATTTATAGAACGGCGTGCAGAGCGAGGCTCTTCACCAAGAGTAGCTTCACCGCCAATCATTTCCATTGCTTCTTGGATAACTTCATCTATGTCCATAGAAAAACTATATGTTCCTGATGTTGCCATTACGAATTATCCTTTTCTTTATTTCTGTCGTTACACTTGCAGTTACAGTTTTCTTTGCCACAAGTTTTTTTAACATAAGTATTTCCTATAATATTTTTTTGATGAGTTATGGTAGAACTAATAGTGTCATATACTTTATGCATTTTTCTATTTCCAGGTTTAAACCAATAATACTTTTCTTTATTTTTAAAAGTCATTATCTTCTTCGGGCTTTTTTCTTTTTGGCACGACAGTGAGCCTTTTGACTGAAACCTCTTGGATTTTTACAGTCAATTGACTTTTTATATTTAGTAGACCACCTCCTTTTTTTCTGTGGGGGACGGCTCACTTGTTTGCCAACACTGCCTCTTGTAATTGCCATTATGTTCGTTTTCGTTTAAGTCCAAAGGTTTGTTTCTGGCTTTTAGGGGGACGTTTTTTACTGCCACTCTTTCCTGCCCAAAATACTTTATTTGCCCAATAAGCTGCAGATGTCTTACCCTTCTTAATATTCTTACCGTGTCGAGCCTTAAAGTTTTTACGAGCTTCAGGACTATAGTTATGTCCCATGCCCTGCGCTCCAAAACGAATAATCTTAATTCTATCACCATCACGTACCGCAACCACTGCCTTTTTTGTAGGATGGTTAGGAGTACGCTTTGGTTTATTAAGACCGCTTAGACCTACTTTTTTTAGTCGATTTTTTTCTGCGTCTGTTAGTGCCACTTCCACCAACTCCTTTTCTATACTTTGCAGTTTTCTTTGCTATAGCTTTAGGCTGCTTAACAAACTGCTTTCCTTGTTTAGTTCCTTTTCTTTTTGCTCTCGTAGTCGCCGCATATTCTGCGGGTGTGAGTGCCTTAATAGCCGCTTCTGGTAAATACCGTTCCCCCGTCTTGCTAGACTTTTTACCACTCTTGGTTCTCCACTTTTGTTTTGTCCAAGCCTTGAGGGATTTTTGTGATTTCTTTAATGCCATAACACATCCTTATGATTTGTAACCTCCACCTGCTTTTTTATAAGCAGCAGCCAGCATTTGAGCTTTTCTTGCTGACCACTGACCAGGGCGGCCCCCCTTGGAACCAGCCTTAATACGATTAAATAAACGCTTACGCATAGCTGGCTTTGTATAATTACCAGCCTCGTTTACTCTGCTTTTAGATTTCTTTTTACGTTTAATCGACATAGTTTATAGTGCTGCCTTTAATAGAAACACCTTTACCAAAGTCACCTATCTGACCACCAGTGTTCAGTTGTTTCATACCTAAACCACCACCTACACTTTCTTGTCCTGCAGCAAATCCTTTTTGATATGCTTTTTGCTGACGTTTCTTTTTTTTACCTTTAAAATCGTCATATAGTTTTTCGCCTATTCCTAATAGTAAACTCATTTTACATATTCTCCTTATCCTTATTCATTTCTTCTTCAAGTTCTTTTAAAAATTTATTTTTATTTTTTATTTGTTCTTCATAAGCTCTTTGTCCTTGAGATTTAGTTCCTTGAGTAGGGTTGCCTCCAATTTGGTCGCCCCCTTCTCTATAAACCATGCGACCACCTTTAGCAAGTTTTACACCACGCCCCATAAGTACATCAGCCTGTGTTACTTTACCATCTTTATTTAAGTCTGGAAATTTAGCCATATCTTTCTCCTATCGTTTAGATACTGCACCACCGCCACGGAGAGCTACGCCCATACCACGACCACGGCCTGCTTTACCGCCTCTCTTAAGGGGGCGACTTTTTGGTTTGCGTTGAACATTTCCTGTTCTCATTTCTTTTGCTGTCATGCCTTTGTAGGGGGTTCGTGCTGTTCCTTCGTCAACAACAACTGTTTGACCCACACGAATTTTATCAACATTTTTAATATTTGGATTTAATCTTTTAAGCATTGAAACAGTTGTATTATTTGCTTTTGCAATTTCAGAAAGAGTATCTCCTGATTTAACTTTATGTTTTTTCAATGCAGCTTTAGCAGGTTGAAGAACCTCTCTACCTTTTCCTATTTTACGCATAATATCAGTTGGGCTTTGATTTCCTGGAACTTTAATATCTTTATCTTTAGCAGCTTTAGCCATTCTATTTGATGCTTCATCAAATCTTTTTCTAGCTGCGTTTGCGTCTTTTACAGACTCAACTCCTTTTAGTCCTAGAAAGCCAAGAATTGTTGCAGGAAGTCCAGCAACTCCCAAAGCCCTAGAACCAGCCGTAGATGCTAGTTGTCGCTGTGCTGCGCCTGTAGCTGCTTTTTTAGCTGCTCTATTTGTTGCTCTTTGTTGAGCTTTTCTTTTACGTCTTTTGTCTACATCAGCCCGTGTTGCTGTTCTTTGGAACTCATCCATTTTAGTTTCCTCCTGTTAATGTGTTATCACCGCCAGCTGGTGATGCAGGAGCTTGCATATCATCACGGCGAGTGCGTCTTGCTTGATTTCTAAGTGCTTCTACAGCATTTGCATATTGTTGTTCATACACTTGTGTTACTGAATAGTTTTTCATAAAGTTTAATGCTTCAACCATTGATGCATAGTAAAGAGCATCATAGCAAAAGTCTGTAAAATAATTTGTATTATTTACGCTTGTTAAAGTTACAGGTCTAGCTGTATATACAATGTTGCCAGTATAAGTGGTACTTGCAGTAGGAGCAAACAAAATTTTAGTATTGGTTTGTCTTGCATAATATTTGGGAGTTCCTGTGCTGGCACTGACAGGCCAGTAATCATTTATAAACTCATCAGTTCTAGGTAAAAGATTTATCTTAGTTCCACTATCTTCAATAAAAATATTTTTAATTACACGAGTTCCCGTAGGAAGTGTAAAGATGTTTGTTGCAGACACAAGACTAACTGTTGTTGTTTGTACAAGGCCTGCATCATCTAAAGATTTAGTTAGCCGTTCTTCTGCACGATTAACTATCTTTGGTATATAATTAATAAATTCAGCACCATCGTTTTCAGTGGCCTGAATAATATCATTGACAAGGTATGTGTAATCAGCCATAATAAATAGTTGTTGAAATAGTAGACGCCGCAGAAACAATTACATTTCCTGCCATACGTACACCATTATCTGTTAGTTTTTGATAATTACTTCCGTTTACTTGAAACTTAATTCGACCGCCAATTGTATTACCAAAAGGGTCAGTAGATGTACCAGTAATAACTACAATGCCTGTTCCTACACAATTAACACCACGTACACGGGTATCTGCAACAGTTACACTAGTAAGAGAATCTACAAAAGTACCAGTCCCAGAAACAAATGCGCTTCTAATATTAGTCATTGATTGCTCCTATAAAAATGTTAGTAGCTATATTATACTAAAAAAGGGCGTAGGATACAACTCCCACGCCCTTTAAAAGTTAACTACGGATAAAAGACTTAAGAGCCTGCGTTACCGTAGTAGCTACGCCAGTCAGAGAAACCGAAGCTATAACGCTCACGAGCCTTAAAGCGAAGGTTTCCTGTGTCAAAATCTGGCTCCATCTTCGTCTGAAGCGGCGCACGGACGAACATTTTCGCACCGTTCGGGCAATCAGTTTTTACGAAGAAGGCGTTAGTGTCAGTAAAGCGGCGATTAACAAAGTAACCACGAGGCAGAAGCCCTTGATTACGGATTGAGTTAATGTCGTTTACATTTGTTACACCGTTGCCATCACTACCAGAAGCAATCGTTGTTGACATGGTGCTATTCAGAATCTGGTCAGCAATAAACACTGAATCAGTCGGAATGTGCAGGCTAACTGCCTGTGCGCCCGTCAGGATGCCACGGTCATCTTTTTGTTTAGAAACAGTAATCAAAGCAGTTTCAAGTGAAGACTCTGAGAGGTCAGCACCTGTCAATGCATTACTTTGGTTTCCATCACCAACAGTCGGATGAGATGCTGAAAAGAACGGCTGACCGTCACCACCAGCAAATGATGAATTAAAGCCATTGTTAAATACATCAGCAGCTTTAACTTGTTTAGTGTTTGCCATAGCACGGGCAAGACCTCTTGCACGTAGTTTAGCAAACGTATCATACAGATTATCTTCCATAGCTTCTTCTGTAACAGCAAAGCCAAGAGCGATAGTCTCGTGTGTGTAACGAGATGTAAAGCTTTCTTGGGCATCGTCATACGATACAGCAGCACCTTCACCTTTTACAGGTGCAGTGCCAAAGCCAGTGAAGAGAACCTCTTCCTCAAATGCACGGTCTGAATTTTCTGTGTCAAACAGAGGTGCATGTTCATTATCAACTTCTCCATACTCCATACCAAAGACGGCATTGAGACCAGGGAGAAGCTCTTTTGCAATACTTGCTCTATTAATAGCCATTATTAATTATCTCCCTTAGTTAGTTGTAGTCACTGGAGCCGTAACAAATACATTACGGAAGTTATCTTCGTGCAAGTTCAGCATTACTTCAATTTTAGTAAATGCATCACCAAGCACATTACCTGGTTCATCAACAATACCAATAACTTTTAGGTCTTGTCCAGTGGTATTGGTTGTACTTCCATCAGCACTAGCACCTGACTTACCAGTAAAAGTTGAACCAGATGTCAATGAATCTTTAAATGCCAATGTGCTACCAATAGTGCCTGCAGTTACTGAGGCATCTGATTGAATAACATAAATTTGTGCAGGATTGTCAGTAACAAATCCTACGGCGTCAGTGGCAGAAGTGCCACCAGGCCAATATGATTTAAACTTTTGTTCCCCGTCTTCTACATAGCGGCAGCCTTGGAATACACCAGTGGTAGCTTGTCCAACTGAAATAATTGCTTGAAGCTTACCAGCAGACACACGAACAGGTTGTCCTGTGTACATAGTTGTGGCTTCACCTGAAGCAATAGAATACTCATTAGTACCATTGCTATTCGGAGAAGCACCACGAATACGGGAAGGAGTCAAACCATTAGGTGCAAAAGTTGCAGTCATTTTTTTATCTCCTTCAAGATTGTGCAACCAAGGCAGATAAATTAGTCGAAACTAGGATTACGTCCCTTGGTTACGTTTGATTTACTTTGATTTTGAATAGGCATTCTACGGTCACTCATGTTTTCAAGTTGTGAATTAACCGCATCAATCATGTGGTCTGAAGCCTGTTCATAATGTCTTTGTCGTGCTTCAGCACGTTTGACTGGGATTTTTGCCAAAGCCAAGTCACCACGACAGACAGTACCCTTATAACGACCCTCTTCTTTCACCATTGCAGTGTGAGCCATTTCGGGTACTTCATCAAGAGAAACAAATTCATATCCTTCTTGAATACGTTTACCAATGTTAGCATAATCATCCGCACCTTTTATAGTTGTACGCAACCAACGAAGTTTCATTCCCTGTCCTGCAAATCTATCTGTAACAGATTCAGGAATATCTAAAAGGTTAGGTTCAGTATATGTATATTCTTCTTCTCTTGTATCCAGTTCACGAGTCTGTGTATTACGTGTAGTAGTCCGTGCCATATGTGTTTTCCTTTCGCTTGCTATATAGTAGTGTATGCGCTATCACCAGCTTGTTCAATCTTAAGCTTTTCTTGTGCATACTGTTCAAGTGATATTCCCCATTTTTGTGCTAGTCTAACATCTTCTTGCGTCAGTTTGACTTTCTTACCAGATGAGGCTTTTGGAGCTAGCGAGGCTCCAGCCACCACTTGAGCAGGAGATGACGTTTCCTGCGGTACGGGGGTTTCGGTGTCTCCACCAAACTTATGTGGGAAGGCATCAGCTAAACGCTTATCAACTTCCTCATAAAACTCATCATCTTTAGGGTCAAAACCTTCTTCTTTAAGCTGCTGGTCAATAACCAAGGCTGCTGAAGTTAAAATCTGGTCCCTATTAAACCAATCATTTTGAGATGCCCATTGATATGCTTTCATATCATAGCCCATATAGCTTTCTTGCTGGGGCTGTTGGGCTTCTGCCTCTTGCTGCTGTTCTACAGAAGCAGCCTGCTCAAACTGTTTTTTGGCATCTCCAAGACGGCTTGCATCTAATTGTGCAGAGTTTAAATATTCTTGAGCTTTAAGAATAAGCTCTGAATCACCAGAGTCTACTGCTCTTTTATAAGAATCTCTTGCTACAGAAAGACGCTCTTCAATTTGTTTTTCTGAACTTTCAAGATTGCTGGATAAAGCAGTTCTATACTCATCTTCTTTTTGCTGAAGCGCAACTTGCATTTGCTTGTTTTGCTCCAGAAGTTTTTCAATTTCAGCTTCACGTTCCTTCTTTTGAGAAACTAGCTGACGAATCCTTTTTTGTGCGCCTGAAGTTTCTACACCTTCAAGAGCTTTTTCTTCATCTGTTTGTACTTTTTCTTCTTGTTTTTCTTTTACCTGTTCTTCAACAGGTTCTTCCTTTTCGACCTCAAGAGGCAGGGATTGTTGTTCTTCTTCTTGTCCTTCAATTTCAATTTCAATTTTTTCTTCGGGTTCAGCCTTATTAGGCTCAACTGTCGTCCACTCATCTGACATTCTATTCTCCTGTTTTACGTCCATAGCGAAATAGACGGATTACGCTTTACACTGTATATTATACAATATAGTTTTTACTTATACAAATTAATTGGATAAATTAAATGTAGGGTCTAAATCTTTAGCATCTTCAACAATCATTTTAATTTCATCATCAAAGATTAAAAGTAGTTGTACACCCTTGTATATAAATCTATTGCCACTATGCTTACCATAACAAACATAGTCGCCTTCTTTACACCAAGGACGTTGTTTAAATTTTTCATCACCATAGGCTAAGTTTCCAACTTTTAAAACCCGACCAACTGTTGTAAGATAAGCCATGTCCTGTTTGGTGGAATCTGGTAATAGTATACCACCCTTAGTTTTACCCTTAACCGATACTGGTCTAACAAGGACATGATATCCTGGTACGTCTGGGAGTACCTCTGGGTCTGGAACTTCGGCGTCAGTAATAAACTCATCATTCTTAAAAGCACCTGATACTGCTTGCATATTAATCCTCTTCTACGTATTTACTAATATAATCTTTTAGTATATTTAAACTAGATTCGATTCCTGCAATCCTACCTACGCTTTCTCTGTAACTATGATAATCTGAACTTCCACCATATGCAAGTGAATTTTTAATATTTTCTATTTCTTTTTGTAATTCTTTTGCAATATCTTCATATAACATTAATCAATACCACCCTGCTTAATTAAATCCATTAGCAAATTTGCAGTTGCCTTAGATTCCTCAAGCTCATTGGCATCTTGTGCTTTAAGAAGGTCTCCAAGTAATTTCATAGCTTCAATGGCTCGTTTATTACTTCTGTCTTCTTCTTTTTGCATAACTTTAATTTGTTCTGATACTCCTGCTTTTTGTGCATCAAGAACAATTTTTTGTTCCTTAAGGTCAAGGTCACGATTTTTAAGAGCAGCATTAACTTGCTCTTTAGCCGCAAGAGTTTGATTTTTTTGTTGTTCAACCTGTAGTCGTTGAGATTCAAGTTGAACCATTTGTTGTTCAGGTGTTCCTGCTCCACCCTGCATAATTTGTGCATGCATTTGCTGCAACTGTTGTGCTGCCTGTGCCTGTACCATTGCTTCTGGGTCTGGTGTTTGTGCAAGCTGTTGCTGAACCTGCATAGCCATTTCTGGGTTTTGAGCAACTATTTGTTGTCCCTGTTGAACCAAACCATTAAGCTGTTCTTCATACGCCATTAACATATGTTCTGAAATATTAGACTGCAGGGCTGCAGCAATCTTTGGAGCCGCAGGATTTTGAGCCGTTGTTGGGTCTTGCAAGTATGCAGTTTTAAATTGAACATGAGCTTGGTGGTTTTGGCCTGTAAATGCTTTAATAGGTTTGCCTTTAGATACGTTAATAATATCAGACATTGGGTCTTGAGGCATTGCTTCTTCTTTACGAGGCATAAGTTTGTCTACATCAGGAACATTAGCAGCAGTTAAGAGCATACGATTAATTTGTTCCATGTCAAACATATCAGGCGGTGACTGTGCAGCAATCTGCTGTACCATCTGAATAAGCATCATACGTTGAGCATTTGATGGAATATTAGGGTCAGAAACAGGAATAACATCTACACACTTATTAAAGTCTGCCTTGAAAATCTTTTCTTCTATTCCTGGTAAATCATAGGGATATTCATTTGGTAAGTATTCTGAATCAATTCTTTTAAGAATTTTAAATTCATCACGCTGTGCCTTATGAAGCCGTTTATGTATAGCAGAGAAAAATTTACTAGATGCCTCAAGCAATGCCATAGTTGTCCCAACTGGACCATAGCCACCACTATCTGCAATAACTTGTTCTGTGCTGTCAGCAAACTTTTGACCAGCACCTGTCACAAAGGACAACATATTAAACAGAGTTTGTGACGGTTCCTTAAATGGAAGAGGTATAATTGCTTTACTTAGGTCTACTCCAGTAGCCTCTACTTCTTTAAACTCACCTGGTGCAATAGGGTCGTTATCTCCGACCATACGTACTCCTTTAGCCTTAAAGCCACCAGGGAGATTGGCGAACTGACCAGCATCCAGCAAACTACGCATAGCAGCAGTGGCAGACATAGTAAGATTGCCAAGAAAGTGAATAAGCCCCAACCCATAAAAGCCAAAACCAGGAACATAACGATAATGGGTGAAGTGTAGTTTTTTGATATACTTTTCATCTCCTTCATTCCAGTTTCTTCTAATCGACAAAACTTTGCCTGACTGTTCTTCAACTGTTACAATGTAGGGACAGGCAACATTGCCATCATGCATCTTGTCTTCTGGCATATCCAGATAACAATGTTGTTCGAGTAAAACATATTGTTCATCATTATCACTGGCAGGAGACAGCCCAAGAACTGTGTCCATCTTTTCTGCCATGCCTGACAAGTTTGGAACACCTGCCTCTGGCAACTCAATATCTGCATACATGCCTGCATTAATCTGACGGGCAAGTTCTACTGGACTGCGATATACTACATGTGTATATCTGTCTGCTCTCATAAGGTCAGTTGCATAGTAAGAAACATAGAACTGGTCAATAGGAACAAACTCACTAACAGGGCGACCCAAACTGGCATCATAATAAATCTTCTTAATTGCAGAGCCAATCAGAGGTAGATGAAACAACATGCGCTCAAACTCATCAAAGTATTCAGGCATCTGCTCTGTCAACTGATAGTTCATAAAGTTTTGAACACGATTCGCTTGTTTTATTCTTTCAATTGTTTCTTGTCCAACAACTTGTGTTTTTATTGGCCCTTTAGGTGGAAATAATTCTTGTGAGGCTTTTGACTGAAACTTAACTGCTGACTCAATCAACAGGGGATGCACTGCTGTAGCTGCACCCTCAAAAGGTTCAGTTGTGTCTTCTAGCTTCAGACCAAGTAGGTCAAAGCCACGTTCAAACATTGACTCCCATTCTGCACGAGAATCCTTGTCTGCTTCAAACTTATCAATGACCATATTGCCTATTTCTTCTAGGCGGTCATCATCAATCTTTTCTGCTAGATTTTCATAAAAGCCTGTATTCAAATCTATTTCAATTTCTAGTTCTTCTGAAATAGGTTCAAGGTCTACAACAATATCTCCTGTGTCAGGGTCTACCTCAATGTTGGCTTCTCCCGTCATTTCTTTTTCAATATTAAGTTCAACAATATTGTCTTGTGGAATTTGCTCGTAAGGATTACGTTCTGTAGCCATTATGCTTTTTTCCTAGCTTTTGTTTTGCGTTTCATTTGTTCAATGTATTTTCTATACACAGAACTAGCACCAGTTTTACCTGCTACCTTTGCTCTCTGCTCCATAGCAATTGCTGCTTGTATCTTGTGGGCATGAGTTCTACCACTGGCCTTAATCTTTCTGACGCTTGCTTCTGCATCTTTTGTAGTGGCAAACTTTAATCCACGTATTGTACCCTTGGGGTTTTCATCCGTATATAAATCAGAATGCTTTTTGCTTCGTGCGGGTTGTCCCTTTTTTCTAGGTATACGTGGAGCCATAGGCAATATTATACCACTAAGTTCTCCAGTATCCAACCCTCTTTTGTCTTCTAGGATTATAATCATCTTCCCAGTCAGGGTCTTCATTGTGTGACACATGCCAACTGTCCCTCATATAGTGGATAGCCATAGTCATTGCGTCTACTTGGTCATCATGTGCGCCATTGGGAAAGGCTAGGCATTCATCGAATAAATCCTTTGCCCACTCCTTGCCTTTCGGGATGTAGACACGACCCGACTCCATAAGAGGCGTAGCGGCATAGACACGTGAAACTTTGTCCCTATCAGGAAGGTAGTCCAAAACAGGTAGTCCAGCGAGGCGCATGTCCTGAAGCAGCGATTGACCAGAAGCCTTCTTCTCAATGATACACACATCTGGTCTGTGTTTTTGGTATAGATGTTGTGCCGTGCGGCGAAGGTCAGGATACTCGAACCGTTCTTTAACATTTCCGAGAAGGATGAGGTTGGGAACGACATATTCTCCACCATATTCATCTTGCTCGACTTGATGGAAAATGCCCCACGTTTGTATGACACTATAGTCTGCCGTTTTCTTAGTAGAGAATGCTGTGTCGTAGGTCTGGATAATAAACTCGCAGTGCGGTGGCTCTTCATACTCCCACCACTGAAACCAGTTTTTTTTGATAATACCGCCTTCGTCTGGCGAGGGGTTTTGCATATATAGCGCATCCCAGTATCTACTCCCATTGCTTGCTCGTATCTCTTGCTCGTCTAGCTTCAATACATCATCTGGCTTCCATTCTGGAAAGTATGACGTGCCTTCTGGCAAACCCAGCAAATCTGCTGCAGTCTCGTCTAGCCATGCAGGAATACTAATTACTTCCCACGGCTCTGTGGTAAACTCTGACTCTTGCTTTAGCAGCCAGCCGCATAAGTCATCAAAGTGATATCTTGTATTAATAATAATAATAGAACCATTAGGCATTAGACGGGTACGCAAACCAGAAGGCCACCACTCCTTGATATACCTACGGCCTGCCTCACTGAAGCTGTCTTCTTCAGACATAACATCATCCAGTAAGGCTAGGTGTGCGCCACGACCTGCAATCTGTGACCGCACACCTGCTGCATAGTAGGAGCCATTGTGGTTTGTCTTCCACTTACCTGCTGCCTTAACGTCTGACCGCAGAGACACACCCTTGAATGTACGCTGAAACTCTTCTGTGTTTACAATGTCCCTAACGCTACGTCCAAAGTCACTAGCCAGTTGGTCGCTGTGGGACACAGACATAATCTCGTGGTTAGGCTCACGGCCTATATACCACGCAGGAAATATCTTACTAGTAATAAGACTTTTACTACTACGGGGTGGTAGAAAGACCATCAGTCTTTTTATTTCACCATCGGCTACCTTCTGTAGTCTGTCACACAATAGCTCAATGTGCCTACCCATCTTAAAGTCTGTAACCAGAGTGGGGGCTGTCTTGCGAACAAATGTAAGGAAGTCTGTCTTAGACTTTGCCTTAATATATCGCTCCATATTAAATTTAAAGTCTACATAATTTTTAAAGTCAGGGATAGACTTTGTTTCATCTTGTAACAATTCGTGATTACTCAATTTACTTTTTCCTGTGAATTGATATTGTAAAAGTATAAAAAATGTGCTATACTAATTTTACTTTAAAGTAAAGGGTTGCAATAGTTATACCCTAGTTATTGTCCTGCCCCCGCTGTACATGTAATTATATATCATTAACTCTAGCTATACAAGACAAATACATACCACTTCGGATGCCCCCGTCCGTGGTGGTTTTTTTATATGATATACTCTCTTATTTTTTTCTAGTAATAGAACAGTGTTTTTGTAGTTTTATTTTTAGAAATAGTACCCCACCCCCTGTCTATGAAAAGGTTCTTAAATTTGGTCAGTATATGGCAGGGGTAATATATATATATATACAGACAAAAATTTTTTGTGGGCGGGTCGGTTGCGAACGATTCTTAGAAACATTCTAAAGCAGGCAAGAATCCTTTTTTGGAATGATTCTGGTTTGCAGGGTGGAACAAAACGTGAACAAACATTTCACAAAACTGTAATGTAATTGTCACAAAACTGTAACAATAGATTGCTATTCTAAAAACAATAAGAGGGACACCCCCCGTGTTGTTTGACATTGTGAATCCTGTGCAACCTTGGCCGCCGCCGCCGATACCGCACGGGTTTTTTAATGGCGGCAAAATGAAAGGATGAAGCGATGACTTCATTTTCAAAAGTAGTGCCTACCCCGTTTTTTCAAAAAGGCGCAAGCCTCAATGATGGAACCGATGGTTTCCGATTCAATGTCGGGAATCGTTCTGGACTCTATCGAGTACGAAAAGCGACAAGTCGTTTTGGACTCACTAAGGGTGAAACGACTAGGGGTTTGCATCTAGGCAAGCGAAGTGTTTACCTAGAGCGCAAGAAGACAGAGCGTCCGTTCTGGAATCTTTCAGCACTCTAATCTAGGGAAGTGGCGGGGCTAATAACCCCGTCACTCTTTTCATATGACTAAAAAACATTTCGAGGCTATCGCCGACAAATTACGTCACGATAATCATGCAGGCTTGTTTGCCGATGATGTGGCGTTTCAAGAGTCCGTTGCATCATGGTGCGAGGTACTATCAGAATTTAACAACCTGTTTGACCCTGCACGATTTGAAGCGAGGGCGCATGCTATTGATTGAGAAAATTGCTGAAATAATAATATACTCATGGTGTTTTCTAATTATCTTTAGTTTAATCGAATTGGCCTTGTCTTAGGTCACTACACGGAACGACTCGACAACACCGTGTATAAATAAGAAAAGAGTGTAGGTTAATCTCGGTGGATGGGTTAACTGAAACAAAAAGGCCAACCGTCCGACAACACGGCTAGTCCACATTTTTTTTTCAAAAATTTTTTTTATTTTTTTTATTCTATATTATGCATGCGCTCACTAGGGTCGGCAAGTAGAACAAAAGGTGAACAAATCGTGAACAAAACAAGTACATAGAACAAATCGTGAACAAAAGGTGAACAAAACATGCACGCATTATGACAAACTGCACAATTCTTAGGCAATGAGTGTTTAATGTGCCTAAATAATAACCATGAATTGCACAATAACTAGGCAGATAAAAGGCAATAATATCAATGGGTTACACTGATTAAATTATAGGCAGATGCATAATAATTAGGCAGAATAATTTCATAAGATATTAACAAGATATATGAAAATAATTATAGACAAGTATGAATAAATATGCTCTAATTCATGAAAGTTTTGAGAAGAGGAATTTTTTATGACTATTGAAAACATTGTAAACATTTACCGCATGGCAACCCCAGAGGAAAAGAAACATGGTGTTGTCTGGTATGCAACGGCACTGGCAACATGCATGCGTATTTCAGAGGATACAGACACGCCATTGCACATTGTTGTCGGCGTATGTGCCGCATTGTCACCTAATAATAAGTGGGAAAGAAACATAGACAACACAAGAGATTTGATTGAAGCATACTTAAATGGCGAACATATTGAAAGCATAAAGGTATCTACATATAACGCCATGAAACGCAAGGCATGGTCTATTCTGGATGCAATGCCCGACCATAATGGCGTGATTGAGATTCTTAATGGGCAAAAAATTGTGTCATTTTATCGCAACATTATGGGTGATGACACTTGCACGGTAGATGGGCATGCAAGAAATATTTACTATAATCAGCGTGCAGGATTGACCAGCGACAAGACAAACATTGGCAAAAAAGAATATATTGAGATACAAAAAGCCTATGTCGAAGCAGGCAAGAAAGTACGATTTAATGGTCGGGCATTAAAAGCTTTTGAGATGCAGGCTATTACATGGGTATGCTGGAAACGTATACACAACATTTAATAGGGGAAAATAAAATGTATAATCTAATTCTATTCACAGTAATTATGTGTTGTAAACTTATGGCAGTCGCTGGCTGGATGATAGTCTATAGTATGCCAGTATATCCTATAGCCATATTTATCGGCACACTAATGATGGTAACAGGCATTGCCCTGATGGGGTATAGTTATAAACAAATATATAATCAAATATAATTTGGGTATAACTATTGCACCCCGTCACAATAGTTGAAGGGATTATATCACATATTTAATGCAGGCACTAGACACAAAATGCAGGCACAACATCACAAAATGTTACAGACTGTAACAATTCGTGATTAGACATCACGCACTAGGCTTGCTACTATCCCTACACTATGAAGCGGAAAAAACCAAATCCATTTGCTAGACTACTACAAAGCAAGCACTACGCAAAGCAGGTAGTCAAACCACCCAAGGGCAGGGGAAGCTATAACAGGAAGCCCAAACATAAAGAGGACAATGAGATATGAATGTAAAGCTACGCTTAGATGACCAATACACTTTCTCTATCTCGCAAGAGATAGACAGCGATGGTTCGTCTTATAAACACCTTGTAGAGGTGGCACTATTCTGCGGCGACCAATTTGTACCATGCAAGTATTGGGCTACGACTTGGGTAGGCGAGGACTATGACGATGATGTTATCCGTATGCAGGATGGCATGGGAGTGCTGGATTTGCTGTGCTATGCCAAGCACTATGTTTACATAGAAGCTGAAGAATTTATTTGGGAACAGGAACATGTATAAGAACCAGAGCGAAGCATTGGAACGAAATCACCGCCACAAGTCTGGGCTGGTGTCCTATGCCATGTATGCCGTGACCGACCATGACAGGTTCTGCCAGCGTGGTATGGATGTGTATTATGGCGATGACTATGACCAGCTAATAGATGATAAGATGGTCGAGGCCATAACGACTATGGTACAGCAGGCCTATCTTGGTGACTTTCCTGAGTGGGAAGTGCGAGAACACATGCTAGACAGGTGCGAAACATGGCACAACAAGGGCAAGTGGTATCTGCGTGACCCAAACGATATATGGCGAGAATTTGCAACAGACAACGAAAGCGAGGCTGAAGATGACTGATATGGTGCGAGTAGAAATTGATGGCGACCTGTGGCTGTGCATCCTACAGGATGACGAGAAAGCAGGGTCTGTCAAAATCTGGCTGGCTGACCACCAAAGCAAGGGCGACCTTGTAGTGCCGCCACGGGACTGGTGTGCTGAATGGGTAGGCGATGACTACGAAAGCCTGCATGTGACAGGTGTACGTGGGCAAGGTTTGAATATCCTGCTTGAACATGCACATGAGTGGGCATACTCTTATCGTGATGCTAACAAGGGAGAATTTGGCAATGAAACACATGAGTGATATTGATACAAACGCCTTCTATGATTGGCTTGACACCTACCCTAAAGGTGTGCTACAGTGGGATTTAGTAGACGTTCAAGAAGGACTGCGAGTAATAAACTTTTATGTACAAGAGGAAGATGATGACTAAAAAATACAACGGCATTGAGGCCGCAACAGTTGCCCGTCTGAAAGACGGTGTAACCAACTTCACCCAAGAGGACGCACGTTACTACATGCGTCTGCATGGGACAGAGGCACTGATTCTGCATGACCCAACCATCAATGAGTGGGTCTGGTACAAGGAGACTGCAAAATGACACAGATATACACACGACCTGACTGGCTGGAAGGCCACGGCTCACCCTCTGACAGAGGCGGTGCAGATGCCTACTATGGTAGGCCGTATGACCCGCACTACTGGCCTGAAGGTACTTACAAAGGCACCCGTGTGTCTGCACAGGACATGACAGACGAGCAGAAGAAGGCCTATATGAAGGCATACCTGGAGCAGGACGACTTCAAGGATTGGGGATGAGCAAGACAACACCAGAAGAAATCAAGAGGCGCATTGCCATATTCAAGCAGGCGCATCCAGAGATTGACTGGGAGCATGACCCGTGGTATAATCCACCACCTGAAGAGGAAACACTAACCGAATACGAGAAATGGAAACTGAAAAGAAAGGAAGGCAAGGATGCCTAACCACTGTTACAACCGTCTGACTATTACATCAGACAATCATGGACTACTAATCCAGATGCGTGATGCTGCATTGATGGAAGAGGAGAAACTGCTGGAGTTCCTGTGTCCATTCACAGCCGAAACAAATCACGAGTGGGATTATGGCTGGTGTGTTCAAAACTGGGGAACCAAGTGGGACATCTTTGATGTCGATGTGGTGTCTCTGGTTGACAATGAACTTGAAATGTGCTTTACTACTGCATGGTCGCCGCCCGTCAAGGCACTACAGCATGGTGCAAAGCGGTACGGCTTTGACTTTGAACTTACCTACAAGGAAGAAGGCATGATGTTTACAGGGTGGACTACGCCTTTAATGGATAACACGTACACATATACCTTTGATGTACCGCCACATGAAGAGATGCCCTGCCAGCTAGTAGACGAATGGGGCGTTGACGTAGACTACGACTACTTTATTATGAACGCAGACGATGACGAATTGTCTGACGACCAGAAGGAATGGCGCAAGATGTTGCGTGAAGACATGCAAAAGGAGTATGGAAATGGGTAAGAAGCGATACAGAGCATTGGCAACAGTGAGTACAGACTTAGAGTATGAGTTTGACGAAGACGAAGTACCAGAAGGCATGGATGTGTGGGAGTATGTGAAAGACCACGTTGATGGTGGTGACTTCACCGAAGTTGACCATTACTATGGTCACGACTGGAACCTGTATGACATAGTAGAAGAAGAGGACGAGGAATGATTGACGTATCAAGTTTGTTTATATATCTAGTAATAGTAGGCTTTATTGGCTACTACATTTTGAATAGGAAAAAGTAATGATGAAAGCAATATTGATTGACCCCTTTACAGAGACTGTAGAGGTCGTGGACTACTCAGGAGACTGGGAAGACATTGGTGGTCTGCTTGACTGTAGGTATTTTGATGTCGTGCGTATTGACGACAGCGAGACACTGTATGTGGATGACGAGGGCTTGTATGTAGAAAACCAGAGGTTCTTCACATGGGATGGATATCCAAATCCGCTTGCAGGTCGTGGCCTAATACTAGGCACTAATGAAGACGGCGAGTCTATTGACACAGACATGGAGCCAGAGGACGTAAAGAAACAGATAACCTTCCTACCAGAAGGCACAGGCTTTACGCTGATGGCAATGTAATGGCAGAAAATCAGGCGCATGCTGAAGAGTTTGATGAGTGGCTAGACAAAAGCCCTGCCGAATACTTCACCATGACCATTATGGACGGGATAAGAATAATAGCCTTTCGTATAGACGAGGAATATGATGCTTGACATACCAATCAGTATATCGTATACTGAACTATTAATTTTACTGGGAGTGTGGCTGAACGCCCTGCTCAACTTATACAACTTTTTGAAAAGGAAATAACATGAACAGGTACGAAGTTACATTCGTAATACAGACCGACTTGGAAGACGTAGGCGGTCAACCGTGGTGGCTTATTCAGGGAGAGGAACCCTTTCCACCTGAGTTTATAGAATATATTCTCGTTAGAGATATGCAACCCGATGAAAATGTTTTGGACTCTGAACTTTTTCCTGATACGATTAATGTAATCGACATGGTAACTAAGCACACCCCAAAACCAGAACTAAAACTTGTTGTAAATAACGGTGCAAAAGATGACGAATAAACATACAAAGATGTTTAATGCTTGGTATGAAGATAACGTACTAAGTCCTTGGAAAGTAAGAAAAGTTGGTGATAATAAATACGTACATGAGAAAGTAAAACATGTGACTGCCCGTGCCACCGACAGACTTGGCAAGCAGTGGGAACACGAAAGGATTTGGAATGACTAGGCATCAACTCGTACTCATGGATGAGTTGCAACCGCAGATTGGTTCAGGCCACAGGTGGGTCGAAGCCAAGATAGGATACAAGTGGGTGTTCGTGCGTGAGCGTACAGATGGAAACCGCAAGCGTATCAAGCGGCAACTATGGGACAGTCTGGTAGCACAGACGGAACGATATCTTGCAAGGCAAGAAAAAGGTTTTGCAAAGCTGAGAAAGAAAGCGGAGAAAAGAAAATGATTGAGACAATATTTGCTAACGCCTTGATGTGCATGGCATTGAACCTGTACCACGAGGCACGCAACGAAAGCACTATGGGGCAACTTGCAGTCGGGCAGGTTGTGATGAATCGGGTGTACGATGACCGATTTCCAGACAACGTATGCGATGTCGTCCAGCAAGGAAAGCACTACAATGGACATCCTGTTAGAAACCGATGCCAATTCAGTTGGTAT